TCAAGCTGTAAGTTGTCCGTCTGTACGGTTCCTGCACCATTTGGAGCCAATATAATGTGTCCATCTGTATCTGTAGAAGAAATGGTATTGCCATCAAGCTGTAAGTTGTCCGTCTGTACGGTTCCTGCACCATTTGGAGCCAATATAATGTGTCCATCTGTATCTGTAGAAGAAATGGTATTGCCATCAAGCTGTAAGTTGTCCGTCTGTACGGTTCCTGCACCATTTGGAGCCAATATAATGTGTCCATCTGTATCTGTAGAAGAAATGGTATTGCCATCAAGCTGTAAGTTGTCCGTCTGTACGGTTCCTGTACCATTTGGCGTAAGAACAATATGGCCGTCCGTATCGGTAGAAGAAATGGTGTTACCACTAATCCTAATATTGTCTATGCTTGCAGAGGATGTAAGTGTTACGTCGTCATTGATTGTGAAGCTACTCATTCTTATACTTTTATGCTACATTTTTTACAGCGAGTTAAAGAGGAAATAAACGAGTGGAACCCTAAGTTTTAGTATATCTTGGTAGCTTTTGTCTTGTAGTTCTTTGTACACGCTATTTACAAGCACAATAAATGGCTGATAGTCACGAGTAAGATTAGAGTAATGAGTGTAGTCTTTGTGAAGGAACTCTTCTGGTGCTTTATCCCAATTTACTGGATAAACTGTATCAAGACCCTTTAAAATGGTATAATAATCAAACAAACTAGGTTTATTATCTTTGATATTTTCAAGCATAGTATTACCAAGCTGGGTCCATCCTATTTTTTCTTTTCGCCTTTTTAACGTGTTCTCAATGCGCCGTTTCCATTCAACCATCAATGGACTATGAGCTTGAGTACCGAATACACCGTTCCATAAAACAGAGTTATCTTCGAGCACAAAGAAGCCTTTTTCTTCGAATAACTTATTGAAGCTTGGTGTTACTATGGTATCGCTATCAAGCCATATTCCGCCATATTTTTCGAGTACAAAGACGCGTATTACGTCTGCTTTATGAGCAGGCTTGAGCTTGTTAAAGCATTCTGGTAGTTCCTGTATGTTTATGTAGTCTTTCAGGTTATCGTCGTTTAAAAAAGTTGCTTTAAAGTCTTGTTTGGTTGCTTGAACCTTGATAACGTCATGCAATAAATGAATGAGGCTATATTTCGGGCCTGTCCAGTACAAAAATACCTCTTTGTTCATCCTTTATAACTTATGAGAAAATAATCTTGACTATTTATATATGCCTCTTAGCAAAAACGGATCGGCACATAGAGAAGCACCATCAGCATTCGACTGGTTCTGGAACTTACTAGGTCAAGCAGGAGGCGGAACAACACCAGACGAAATGTGTTCTTTTTGTGATACAACAGGTGAGCGAAGGATTATAAAAGAGCAACCGGAAGAGTACGAAGAAGTTACTGTAGTACGACAAGAATTTAACCGTGATACACGTAAGTTCGAAAGAGTAACGAAAAAAGTTATGCGATTAAAGGAGTTTCCTGATGAGCCACATCCAACTGAGATTGTTGAAAATATGCAGTATCAATACATGTCTGAAGGATTTGTGAACGAAAAACAAATGCCTTTTTGTACCAATGTTATTGAAGGCATCGCGAGACCACATTATGCACATTATAGCTGTATACGAGACTTGATAATTCAAGAAGACGCTGTCGCCAATGATGCAGTATGTCCGGAATGTCGTTCGAAAATTCGAGAAGAAATTTTTGTTTTAGTAAGAAATACTCCAGGTTATGCTAAAAAATTACAAAAAATAAAAGAAAAGAACGAAAAACTTAAAAAATTCCAAGAAATTATTTATCGTCGTGAATTGTCGTATTATTACCAAAATGGCTCAATGCTCTCACAAAATGAAATGAGACCCTTGATTTACACTGAGCAAGATGCAAGAAAAAAGATGCAACCTATGGAAAAGCACTTGTACAGCTTGGCGGTAAAGACATACACGGACAGATTTTTTGAAATAGCTGGCAATGAGAATGGTTTAAAGGAGTATCAAGCACTGAAAAAGAATTTTTTCAAACACATTCCCAGTACTTACACGGACGAAATGTTTGACGTAGAGCACGCAGATATGGCATCCATAGTCATAATGGGGAGTGTTGAATTTGCTGACCCTAATCTGGAAAAATATCTTAATGACAAAAAACCAGAACTTATGTCAATGCCTCGTGTGTTTCTCCAGAATGTAGTTCAGTATTTTTTGATGACCTATTTGGCTGCACATATTTGGACCGTTTTACAAGAAGGTTTTGAAGCCATAAAAGACTACATCAATATGAGTATGGACCATAAAAAGGCGATTGTTTGGGTGTTTATGCTGGACCCTCGTCCTATTTTGTTTGGTGAATTTGAAATAGCTGAGTTGGTGTATAACTATGTACTCGATGCAGACGCTAGTAGCGTGTATAAAGACTCGGTACCCATTCCTCTGCGTGGTCTTTCAGAAGACCACATAAACTGGCTCTATTTGATGGGGTTCTCTTTTGAACGATTTACAGTTTCAAAGGAGCACGGAAAGGAGATTGGGGATTACAAAGTGTCCATCCCCAGTCTTCTCTTCTGGAAGCAACGAGACTATGATACACCTGTAAAAACAATATCCAATTACATTGTCAATGGGTCAGGTATTGATAAAGCTACTGCAAACGCTATTGCAACCATTTCATATAATAAACGTGACGAAACAGGTTCTGTAAGGTTTGAAATCGGTCCTTATGATGGATTGGATATGACTCCAAAGCAATGGTCTATACGGTTGGGAGAAGAAGAAGCGATATTACGAAGAGCGGAAAGAAGACAAGAAGAAAACGAAAGACAAATAATTCAAGAAATAGAAGGACTATCTATTTCTGAACTGTTGTTTGAACAGTCTTCTTCCAATACTATTAACCCTCAAAGACTGTTCGACCTTCTTGCAGGAGCAGTGTATTCTCTGAATATGAATAATTATAACAGGTACAAAAAATATGCTCTGGAACATGGTGTATTGTTACACGTTTCTATTCAACAACCTAATCGTAATCCTTGGCTAAAGTCTATCAAAGCTGCAGGTTCAAAGTACAAAATGTTCTATTACGTTGTATTCATTGATATAATAATGAATGTTATGATAACAGGTGGTTCCAAGAAGGTTACAACAGCCGAGCAATCATACTGTGCTAATGCTCTTGTCAACAAAGTTCTTGGGCATTTTGCAGCAGACTGTGACCTTATGGATTATAAAAATTTGATGCGTGCATTGAAGTTCAGAAACTATTTATATTTTGTTCAGCAAAATGCAGATAATATGGTGATAAATAATGTGAAATATGTCAAATATATATATGAAAAAGTTGAACAATATGCCGAATCGATATCATACCTTCCTGCTTCTGACTTGGACCGTTATCAACGTAGTTTAAATACTATTACTACAAGAGAAGATGACATTGGCGAAAATGTACCGTTGGTAGCATTGTATATCAATGATATGATACTAAAAGCATATGTTGAAGAAGACGACGAGCCTGTAAGAACATTTTTAAAACTAATCCAGCTAATTCTCGAGTACTGCTTCAGCGGCAAAGGTATCAGAAAGATTAAACCTTTTATTACAAAGAATGATGAGCTCTTGGAGGATTTGATGCCTCAGTTGAACATTGAAGTGTTTGCAGACTTGATAATCAAGCATCAAGGTTTCGATAAATTACAAAGACTTGCTATGACATACGATATTCGAGAAGCTGTTAAAAATAAATAAAAAAGAATAAAAAAGAATAAAAATTTTTTACTTTGTTTAAAAAAATCAAAAAGTTTATGCAATTTTTCCATGCATGTAAGGTTGTTCCCATTTTAAGCAAGCTTCCATGTCTCCGCTCTTGCAGCTATAAGGTACTTTGTAGCACCAGTTAGCGAATGACTCTACGTCATTTGGAATGGTAGTAGCGGGGTTGGTATAGTACTGGCGTTGTGAGTTGTTGCGTTCCCATACGTCATCTACATCTTTGTAAAGGTTATATTCAAATCCTTCCTTGACTTTTTCCTCAACATTTTCACACGCTGGACCACGAGCAGGATTGTCAACGTAGTCAGTAAGCATAACGTTCATGAAAGGATTATTAATGGTAGGCTTCACGCATTCTTCATGTTGTTCTTCATGTTGTTCCTTAGCTTCAAATCCCTCGTTACCTTGCCCTCTTTCTTTCATAGGAGCATACACCAAATAGGTAAACAACATTACAAAAATGGGAATATAAAACACGTTATAGTTCATAGCATAAAAGAACCAAAGAGCTGCAAAGTAAATGGCAAATCTAACCATTGCATTTAGCTGTTCCTCGTATGACATTTCACCATTAGGAATAAATTGTGTAATGCTATCCAGCAACACTGTTGTGTCTTCGAACCAAATAGATGGAGCTAATACGTTACTCATATATAATTCACTAATATTTTTTTTGTAATACAAAGTTATAATGACAAGCCTCAATATTTTTGGACGCCCTATAAACTATAACGAAGGTTCATATAAACAGGACTTATTACAGTCTATGCGTCCTGGCAAGTATGTCTTGGACCCTAATTATGCCAACCGCAAGGTTCCTCACCGTGTACAAGACATAGGATTTATCGGTACCCAAGGTGCATCGCTTTCCCGAAACAAAAACTTGGTTGATATTGATACTCAAATGCGTATGCCCTATGTTGCTACACGAGACCCTGCGGAAAAGCACCAAACATCTTTTGAAAAGCCAACTGAAGATAATGTAGATTTCTGTTCTGCAAAAATGAACGTTGATTATACACGGTATTCTAATCCTAATATTTTAGCACCCGAACACTCAAAAAACAGGTTCGAACCCCTTTACCTTAACCCACAAGAAGCTACTAGATGGCGTACCCCCTTCTTGGTAGGTGTTCAGAGCCGATGGCAACAACGCTAAATAAACGGTACAGAAAATTAAACCAAAAGGATTTAAATGGCAGTAAGGGCCTTAGAGTATAGTGAAGTATCGGAAAGGAAAATCGATAGACTATTTATCGAGCAACATATTGACACTCTTTCAAAAGAGGACCACATTTATATTTTCAAAATAGTAAGACCATACATTAACCAGAACACAACAACAGAACAAGACACGATAGTAGACTTATCGCGTCTTCCAGACAACATCTTGATGGAAGTTAAAAATATGGTTGAAGTATGCATTTACAATAACAAACGCAAAGAAGACATAGGAAAGTACAGTAATGAACACGAAAATAATATGGCACGACTTGAAAAGAACTTGGTTCAACGTTCAAAGAACCAACCCTTTTTAGGCACTATAAAACAACATAATATTAATTAAAGCGTTGTTTTAAGAGCTGTTCTTGCTTCCTTGAAATTTCATTTATTTTATCTACAATCTCTGGATTATTCAGAGCTTTTTTATTTTGTTTTAACTCATTTAATATATGGTGTTGATTTTCAGAAATTTGATACAATAGCTCGGACTCTTGGTTTTGAGTAGGCCGCTGAGGCTGCTGAGGCTGCTGCATATGTTGTTGTGGCTGCATGTAGTGTTGAGGCTGTTGAGGCTGATGCTGCTGGTTATGTGGCTGCGTATGCTGTTGTGGAGCATACAACTGTTGTTGACTATATGAATTCATTCGCTGTTGCATTTCTTGTTGCGAAAGAGGCTGCTCATACATAACTGCATTCTGACCATTTGGGTCTATGTTTTGTGTAACCGAATACATTCCCATAGTTTGTTCTTGACCATATGGACCATTCATCGAATTCTGTGTATCGTAGTCTCCAACACCGACGTAGTGGTCTATGTCTGTGTTGCTTCGCTTGACTTGCTCGAAGTAGTTGTTAAAGTTCTGGGGGTTATAGCTTCCCATTATGGGTTGAGTATTGCCTATTTCACGGTTTATGGAGTCATAATCTTGTTGGAACTGCCTTTGAGTACGCTCTTTGTAATTGCTTTGGTCAATGTCATAAACGAACCCTTCGTTTGAAGTATTTTTTTTAGAATTTTCAAATTGTTTGTTAAATTCTTTTTGATTTATTTTTTTTCTGTTTGTTTCGCTATCTATTTCATTTAAAGATTTTTTGTATTGTTCTCGACTAGTTTTTGGATCTTGTGATGGTCCTCCCTGCTGCATAGCTTTCTTGGAAAACTTTGTCATTAACGTTTTGTATGCAACTGAAATCTTAATAAAGTATTGTTTGCTCTGAGGTCCTACGACATCTGGGTGGTACTTCTTAGACATTTCCTGATAAGCATGTTTTAGCTCTTTTTTTGTGTAATTCTTAGAAATACCAAGAAGTTTGCAGCATTCTTCTTTCTCCATATCTTTGTTATACTTTTATGTTTTATTTTTACAGCATTTTAAATGACGCATTCTCCTATTTCTTCTTCGTCTTGTTCATCTTGTTCATCTTGTTCGTCTATCGTTACTGCTTCCAAGTGTACTGTTTCTTCTTTTATGGAGTAACCTTCCTCTTTGTACAACTTCTTTCTTTTTGTGTAATGCTTCCCAAAGTTTCCACATTCTTTGTCTACCAAGTCTACTACCAGTGGTCCAATCATATCTTCGGTGTAAAACTTACGTAATATGCGTCCGATAGACTGTTCTAATGCGCCGAGCTCAGCTATGGACGTAGTCATTATCAAGGTATCGAGCCCTGGAATATCCAATCCTTCTTTTGCAAGCTGTTCTGTTGCTAATATGATGTCACATTTTGAACTCACAAGAAGCATCTTTTTGTATTCTTTTTTATTCATACCTTTGTTACCGTAATAAAATCCAACATTTTTATAGCCAGCCTCGATTATCAAGCTATGCAATACTTCAAGATGATTGCGTCGTGAGCTAAGCACAAGAATTCTTCTTCCCTTTGAAACAAGCTCCATAAGTAAGCTTGTAATGTATTCGTTTCGACTTGAGCATTGAGTAATATTAGACACCATCTGAGTTGTGTTTTTTGTTTTTCCATTTGCAAAGTAAACGGTTTTATACGCAGGGTCATTGGAAAGCAGTTTTATGGTATGTACTTGTAATTGGTTATTTTCAGACCGTTTTTCCTTGTGTGCTACTTTGCCTACGTGCATAGCATAGACGCTATGTAGTCCGTCTCGACGCTCTGGGGTAGCACTTAAACCAAGACGATAAATGGTGCCTATTTTGGAAAGAACCTTTGAAAACATCTCGGAACCAAGGTGGTGACATTCGTCGATGACCATCATTCCGAAGCTGTCAAATGTGCCTGGCGGATAGTCTTTAAGGCAAAGTGAATGCATCATCCCAATACATATGTCGGCGTCTAGTTCAAGCTTGTTTTGCTGGATAATGCCTACACGTGCAGTGGTAAACCGCTCTATGCTTTCTTTCCATTGGTCCATCAAGAACTCTTTATGTACTACTACAAGAGCTTTCTTTTTCATACTTGTTATTGTTTTTATGGCTATGGCAGTGTTGTGTGTCAACGTGTTATCTCCCAAAAGAAAACGACCGTTACCTGACACCTGAAACCCGTAATACGAACCTTCGAAAAGTTCTTCGATTAAAGGAGGACTTTCGAGGTGTTTTTTTGTTGTTTTTATTTCTGTTAATCTTACAGGTAAGATAGTATGAGCATATATTTCTACTGTCGTATCAGTTGTGACAAGACCAAAACCAAGACCATCTATGAGCTTGGATAGTGTTTCAAATTTATGACCCTTTTCGAATATTATGCAGTACGTATCATTGTTTGACGTCAATGCTTCTTCGCTATAGTCTATGATACCTGCTAAAAATTCTTCACGCTGGTTTATGTAACCGTATAAATAGTCTTGTTTATTGTAGTTTTCATTTTTTGCAAACATCATACCCATAAGATATGGATTTATTTTACAGCCTGTTTGTCTCCTATGGAAATAATGCCTTCGTAATTTGACTGCATAGTAAGTGTGTTTGTTTTCCAATTTTATATAATCTTCTACGTTTATGTCTACAACATGATTGTTGTGTTTTAGTGTCAAAATATGGCTCTTATTTACAGTGTAGTCTATACCGTATGCTTGGTTTATCGAGTACATTTTCTCTGTTCCTTTGCAAACAGACATCACGATAACAGGGTGGTTGTCATCGCCTACAAGTAAGTCTCCTATTTTAACTTCCTGGACCTCTTTTACCGTGTTATTAAGCAGCATAACTGGTGTTCCATACCCGAGGCATTTGCCGAACCCACAAGGTAATGAAAGAATACAACCTTCTTCTGTTTTAAGAGCTTCTTTAGTCTTGTTAAAGGGTATTATTTGGTGCTCTCTAAGAGGTGCATTGAATTCTATGTTTATGGGTGTTCCTTCTGGTACATCTATGTGTTCTGGTGGTCCGTACTCTTTTATACCGTAATATTTAGGGAGCCAATAGCGTCGTTTACTTTCCAGGTAAATAGGGAACTTGTTGTTTTCGCAAAAGCCAAGGTCCCTGAGAAAAGGAAGCGTTATAGGCTCCATAGTTAGGTCTTTTTTTATTTTTTTCATTTCTTCAGCAGTTAAAGAGCTCTTAGAAACAGCATAACCTTGGGGTGTAAGTGTTTTATGCTCCATATTATGAGTATATTTTATTTCTTTTTTTACAAACAAATTATGGTTAAAATACAACTATAATATTTTACGAAAAAATGCTGACACGCGAAGAACAGCAAAAAATGTCTCAAGAACTGCTCGAAATGCTGATTACAAACTTACAGCACCCAAAGCACTATCTTTTGAATTATGTTTGGTTTATTTTAGCACGTATTATAACGTCTGGAAATGTATGTAAAGAAGACGCTCTTTACTGTATGAATGCATTGGTGCTTCTTTCGTATTATGAGTACGTATTCCGTACTGACCTCGGTAATGGTCATATAGAACTGCATTTTACACGTAAGCTGATAGATATATTAAAAGACCACAAAGAGCAATGGGATACAGAATACAAGGCGTTCAACACGCAATTAGAGCAGCTTTTAGACTTACAAGTATACGAAGACAGCGAAGGGGTAAACGAATCAAACTATAGAAGTCGCTTGGTGTCAAGGCATACAGGAAACACTGAAGATAGACGTACTATGGAAATCATAAATTATGGACTAAACAATGCAGAACACTTTAATTTGTCTTTCCATGAATGTCTTTTTTTATATTTGACGCTTCTGGATATAGAGCAAGGAAATCCACCACAAGACGAAAAAAATCTCAAAGCTTACGTTTCAATGTTTGAAAATAGTAAATGAATTATCGCTTCGTTATGAATTACTTTTTTTGTTACACTAATATATAAGATGGATCAAAACCTGACTAGCTTGATTTGGACGATTGTTGCTATTGCAGCTATTTTCTACGTGTTGAACATGTTCTCAGGAGATAAAGAAGGATACCAAAATGAAGAACAAACTGGTGAAATCACGCAAATACAAGACATAAAACAGCAACAAGCTGTAGCTCAGCAACAAGCTGTGGCTCAGCAACAAGCTGTGGCTCAGCAACCTATACAGGGACAGGAACAGGCTGTAGCTCAGCAAGCTGATGCTATGAATATTTCTATGGGTAAGGATGATTTGTCTTCTGCTGACTTGTTGCCCAACGAGAATGGATTTTCGTCTTGGGGTGATGCTGCTCCTGAAACCAATGCTCTTGAAGGACGTAACTTCTTAGAGTCTGGTCATCACTTTGGTATTAACACTGTTGGCCAAAGCTTGAGAAACGCTAACGTTCAATTGCGTTCAGACCCCAGCATTCCCCAGGTGGATGTTGGACCTTGGTTGCAAAGCACTATTGACCAGGATACTAACAAGCGCCAATTTGAAGTTGGAGGAGATTATTAAACTTTAAAAAAAAATTTTAAATTCATTTAAAAAGTTATAAAATTTTAAATGAAATGTTCGAATACAAATGCACTAACAATAAGCCCGAGTTTGAAGAAGTTTATGAGTCAAATATCATTGAGGTAGAACATAACGACAAAGAAGAAATTACCTTTCTGAAAGAGCTAAGCAATAGAACTGACTTTTATGAACTTGTAGCATCTGAACCAGCGTATTATTTAAAGCTAATCGAAACAAAAGATGAGCTTGTAGACACTGCAAATGACTATGAAATATTTTTCAAAAGAGAGACTGCATCAGAAGGATGCATGAATAACCTACGGATCAAGTTCAAGGTTATGAAGGAAGACCAGTTTACGGAGATTGGTTTCTTTTCTGAAGCACAGGATAAAGCAACGTATGAAGAATTTGAACTACAATGCAAAAGGCTTTTAAAGCGTACTGTGGTCAAAGGCCAAGAAGTTCAAGAAGCTGAAAGTGATGATGAAGAACAGTTATTTAAAGGAAAGAGTATCATACAAGCACAGCTCGAAGACACTACTATGGATGAAATAATGCAAAGTGATGATATCTTTAAGGACTACAGTACCAGCTTCACACAACCAAGTAATGGCCATGTTACTGAACCACCTATGAGTAAACTGGAAAGTCTTCGTGCTTGTTGCCCCAAAGAATATTTAAATGATTACGATAAGATGCTGCTAACTTTAAAGTATAATAAAAAAAGTCTCAAAATACCTTCAAAGAAGCTATATGAAGGCCTCTTGGAAGTTTACAAAAATACAGACGATGATGCTGTTAAATACGAGATAGATGCTTTCTTGTTTACAAATAATGGACCTTTATATGCTAAACAATAACGTTGCCAAGCTCTCGAGGATGACACATAAACATTCTTCGACAACAATACCGTTTAGTAGGTATACCTATTTCTTCCATAGCTCGAAACTCTGGAGTATATCTGTATTTTTCTGCTAATTCTTTTATGCTTGGACTTGGGTCGTTTTGTTGGTTAGAATAAAAGATAACACTTTCTTCAAATGATTTAACACTATTTATAGAGCTAAATTTTTCTTTTAATTCATTTATGAGATTTTCAGTAGTTGGTCGTGCAAGATACATGTTCTTTTCCGTGGTATATTTGTCTACAAGCTGATAGTACCTCTTCTGATGCTGTTGGATTGGCATACCACAGGTAAAACACAGTATGGGAAATAACATTTACTAATATACAAAGAGTAATCATTTTTTTTCAAAACAAGAAAGATCGAGTTTTTTATCTGCATTTATGGGTATGTCAATAATATCACTATCAACGTTTAAATAGCACGTATTGTAATAATCTTTGAATTCACTACAATCCTTACATGTTACAAAGATAACATAGGTGTATTGAGTGTACTGTGATGCAAATGCAGTTGCTATCTCATGTTTCCCACAAAAAGAACACTTAGATGGAGTGTCTTTGTTTGGTTTACAATTTAATCCAACAGGTACTGTCTTCATTACAGGAAATAACCAACGTATTTTTTTATCCTCATCGGGTAGGTTTAAACACGAAGCATATGGATATACATAGCGCATAAGGCATTCTGGACCACTTATTTCTTTTTTATAAAGCTTATCTAGCTGTTTAAATACATAAGTTCCTATTTCGTCCATACACAAAGCAGTAAAATTAAGCTTTATATCTCCTTCTGTATTTTTACCTATGTATGACTGTATGCTAGTTATATTATCAATGAACTGTTCAAGGTTTTCAGGTTCATCCTGAATCTTAAATGCTTGATTAAGAAGAGTAAAAGCAGTTTCAGTGTCGTTGAATCTATTGTGTGCAATATTATTTAATGAATTAATTACTGTTTCTTTCCATAGTCTTGCGTAAAATAAATGTTCTCTGTGAGGAAATAAAATATTTTGGTACGTTTCCAGCACTACTTTAGGCTCTTTACAATTTACATTGATACTCAATTTAGCTACGTCCTTACAGTACTCTATGGCATTTTGTTTTGACCACGACATTATATTAACATTGTTGTTCAATTTTTACAGTGCATTTTGAAAGTTTTTTTGTAGTACAAAGTTATAATGGAGCTAACGTTTGTCTTTGTCTTACTAGCTGTTGTATTTGTATTCTATTTAGCTGCATACAAACAGGAAGTTAAAGAAGCTTATGAAAATAATGTGGATGAAAACGACATTGACCTTGCATTAAACAAGGTTACACAAAAGGGAGACCCCATTGCGGATGCAGTAAAGCCTAGAGATGAAATGTCATGCTTTACGCACGATGCAGAACATCACGAATTAGCTACATTGAAAGAGTTTGACCCATCTACAACTAAGAAAGAAAATCAGTATATGTTCGGTGATGACAGTACGCTTGTAAAGTACAACAAAACGTTTTACCATGACTGGAGGTTTCCAGCTCAGCCAGTGGAAGTAGAGTTCTCTATGAACCCCGAGGAATACATCAAAAAGCACCCGAAACGTTACCCAAGTTACGTGTACAAAACAAAAGACGATTTAATTGTGTGAGTTTTTGAATTCAAAATTAGTTTCTCGTAAGTATTCCATACGGCTCATAACTACGAGTATCTTTTTTACAAAGTTATTAATATTAAACTTAATAACTCTTTTGCGTGCTTTTATGGCATCGATGTTTTGAAGTGCATGTTTCCAGTCTATGGTCTGTTGGAATGGAATATGATGCACGTGTCTTAACAGGTCTTCTTTGATATATTCCTCAGGTGTGAGCACCAAAGCGCCGGACATCGCTGATTCAAGTACCGAAAGACCCATGCACTCTTTGTGTGTTACAATAAAGATATCAGTCTTGGAATACTCAGCACAAGCGTCTTCGTATGACAATCCTGCTCCTTGAACGTACTTGTCCATTTTTTGGGGATTATTTATATCAACAGTTTCCACACCACCTGCAATAAACCGACGCACGATAACTTGGTGTTCTTTGTGTCTTTTTGCAAATTCACAAACCTGTGCTGTTATGTCCTCTGTCAAATCGTTTTTAAGCATATTTTGATGCCTTCCGTAATAGTTATGGTCTATCAAGATTTGCAGACGTCCTTTTACCTGCTTTGGAGAACATAACGAGTCGTCACAAGTCCATCCAATATACTTACAATGACGTTTGTTCCGCTTACCATTCGGTACCATGTAAAACAATACGTCTTCCCCACCTACCATAGCATTGTTTGATGCAAACGTGAAAATACCTTCTCTTGCACGAGCACGAAGCTTCTCGGTAAACGCAGGAGGACGGTAATACAATCCTCGGTTGTCACATACCAATATGAAGTCTACTTCAACACAGTCAAAATTTTTATGCTCAGGTAGATGCTGAATACGAGTACTGGTTCCTCGTATTGGTAGGGTTTGATGCATAACAGTAAACTTGTTTTCACCATTAGTTTTAATGTACTTATCAAGCTGGTATGCCAGTATCTGGTACTGCGAACGAATATGTCTCAAGTCGAACCTTTCTTTTCCATGCTTAAATGTTGATAAAATAAGTATTTTTATTTTTTCAGCTGGTACTGGAGACTGAGACGGAGACGGAGACGGCGCCGGTGATGGTGATGGTGATGGTGATTGTATTGTTTTCGAAGATTCTTTTCTTCTTTTTTGTATCTTGTCTGCAGGTGCAGGTGCAGGTGTAGATGCAGGTGCAGGTGCAGGTGCAGGTGCAGGTGTTTCCAGTGTATCTATTTTAGTTTTAAGAGACACACATAACTGCATAAGTTGGTCATAGTCGTCTTTCAGATTTGGTTCCTGTGGTTTGACTACTTTCCTTTGTCTTCTGCTCATAATACTTTAAAAACCGATTAAATAAAATCAATATTAACGCTATAATACATCTCAATTAAAAATAATACTGTTGCATAAATTATACCTACAATAAACAGTGTAGTTTCAAGCATCGAAAAACATGTACCTAATATTCTGTCATACTTTCGCTGTCTTTTTGCTTCTTCGTTGTCTTCTTTAAACTGGTCTCTAATTTCCTGTGTTTGCTGCGTAACCCAGTCTAATCTTTCACATATTTCTTCATTCAAAGATCTTAAAATCTCTAAATTTTCTGCAAAGCCATGCACTAATGCCATATTATTATTTTCAACTATTTGTTGCTGTATATTAAACGTTTCTTTTGAATTTTTTATACCATCAGGACCATCAGGATCATCAGGACTGGCAAGACCAGCAAGACCGGCAGAACTAAGATGACTGGAGGGTCCTGATGGTCCAGGAGGTCCAGGAGTACCAAGTGTACCAAGTGTACCAGGAGGACCAGAAGGACCAGAAGGACCAGAAGGACCAGGAGGAATTATCAGTGTAGGTAATGGAAACGGTATTTGTTCCTGTTGTTTTTCAAAAGTTTTTAATGTGGATGCTGTTAGTGTTCCTATGTTTTTACCTCTAAGTTCATCCAATGAAACTTCAAACTCGTTATCATTTTCTAAAATATTTTTATTACTATTTGTACTATTACTATCAGAACTATAATCAATATACGCCATTATTATACTAATAGCTTTGAATAAATTCTTGCAGTTTTTCTGCAGTTCTTTCTCCTTCATAGACAACGCTGTTTTCACCGACGGTCAGTTTGATTGTTGGATAGCCTTTGACGTCTTGTTCTTTCAATTTATCTGGCTCTTGGTCACCATTTACTGTTGCAATGAGTACGTCCTTGTTACCAGCATAAATCTTCGTCAGTTCATCGAACACTGGTTTAACGGGTTTGCAATGAGGGCACCATGGAGCATAGTAAAGTGTAAGGGTCTTCTTGCTGTTTGTTTTGAAGTGTTCACTGTAATACTGGCTGTTGAAAACAACATAGAACAGTACTGTACATAACAGTACAAACAGTATGTTATCTTCAATGAAATTAATAAGTGAGTTCATTATACAAAGTGCTTTTATTTTTTAATGCGTATCATTAATAGCTTTTTACTCTTTCCATAAAGTAAAAATGTTTGACTTTTTATCTGACGATGTGTTTCAAATAGTCGTTATAACAGCGTTGTTTGTAATAGGAGTAATGCTGTTTATGCTGTACAAAAGACCAAGTGAAAACATTTCACAGTACCTGGATGACATAGACTACCGTATCGATAAGATGAATAAGAAGCTTGACGAGCTCACAAATACCTTTGTAAATGGTCTTATAGTTGATGAAGAAGAGTCTGATACCTCGAGTGTAAACGGTCAAAGTAATGAAGAACCAGAACACGTCCAAGAGGTCCAGGAGGTCCAAGAGGTCCATGCAGACCAAGAGGTCCAGGAGGTCCAAGAGGATGACGATTTAAACACGATACATAATAAAGAAATAAAGTCATTGAACTATGAAGGTATTGAGTTCTCGGATATTCCAAACTTCAGTACGGATACTTCAGTGTTGGACGAAGACGTTATAAAAATTCAGGAACCATCTGAACAACCTGAACAACCTGAACAACCTGAAGAAATCAATGGAAAAAAGCGTGTAAATATTATTAAGCGAATTATACAATCTGAGGAATAATTTATTTCTTAGCTTAGTTTATATTACGTAATGAATAACTCTACTCCTGCACCTTTGGAATGCCCTCCCGTAATGAATGATGGTCGTCATGGTACCGATTATCGTCCCAACGCTGACATCAATGTGAATATTCAACAAAACAACAACTTACAAGACAGTAATGAGTATAGGTCGTTTTTAGTGAGCAATGCATCTGCTATTATGCAGCAAAATTTGAAGCAGTTCGAACAGACTGCTTCTTGTATGCCTTATACTAAGACAGTAGACCCCAATGGTTCAGATACTGTTTGGACTGGTTATGACGAGACTGTCAAGTACAGCCCAGTTTTGTAATTTTTTTACTGTATTAGCCTATTAATTCGTTTTAAAAAATGCTAATATAACTATGTTAAATTAAAATGTTTGAAAAGAAAAATGCACTGATTGTGCGTCGTGATAATCTTGAAACTGAGTTTATACAGCTAAAAAAAGAGAACGAACTCTTTAAAACAGACGTTAAAAAAATACATAGTAATTTAATCCATGCGGAGACATTGAACAACGAGTATTACAGCGTTAATCAATCGTTGAATGAAGAACTAACAACTGCAAAAGAAACAGTTGATTTATTAAAAGTACAACTAAATCACTTACAGCATGAAAACAACAAACTGTCGAAGAGTATAGAAAATTTTAGTTCTACACGTGAAAGGCTCGACTTTATGGAGCAAGAACACCGACATACTGTTGTTTCCGAAAGTAAGCTTCGAAGTGAATTACTAGAATTACGTGCTCAATACGATGAATTGATTATGACCAATCAACACTTAGAAAAGGCATATAATAATACACAAGAAGAAGCACGTAATGCTTTGGAGCTATTGGAGGAAAAAACAAAAGAAATAGAAGTGTATTATGGAGTTATTACCAAGCTTGAGAACGTTCATGATGACACTAAAAGAAATTATGTATCACTGAAAGAGCTATTGTTATCGAAAGAAACTGAACTCTCTGCTGTTATTTCAGAGCTCGATGAAACAAAAGAAATGCTTGAAGAACACCAGGCGATGAACAACGACTTGATTGAAACTAAGAATCTTTTGTCACTTCAATTGGAAGAAGTATCAAAAGAGCATATGTCTATGAACGAAAAGATGCAAAAGCAGCTCGCAAATATGCGTAATACAAATACATACAATGAAGAAATTGAAAACAAGCTTATAATGTCCATGAACGAACTAGAAGAAAAGAACAGAAACCTTACCAGTGTAATGCTCGATTATCAAGAGCTTGAAAAAAATTATAAGAAATGCTTAGTTTCTTTGAAAGAACATGACTTTGTGTCTCTTCGCTATGAAACAATGCGTGCAGATATTGCACGTGAACGCACTGACCTAAACGCTGAAATTGAAAACTTACAGTCGTCTGTTGTTACACTAAACAAGGCTCTTGCTGAAAAAGATGATTATATTTATGGTGAGGAAGAACTGCATCGTCAACAGCTTACACGTAATCATGACGTTATTGAAAGGCTTCTGAAAGAAAATAAAAATCTTGTATCCAAGGAACAAGAAACAGTACATTTAACACAGTTGTTGGACCAAACTAACGCTACTTTATTAGCTAAAACAAAGCTATTTGAAGAAACTATTTCTGAACTTGAAACACATTGTGATAAGCAGACAAACAATTACAATGAAGAAAAAGAAAAGGTTGAAGCTCTGATTAAACAGGTAAAAGAGGATTATGTTATCATAAAGAGACTACAAAGTGGTCTTGATGCATCCATAGGACCATTGAACAGCTATGTCATCGAAGAAGAAACAGTTGTTGCAGTTGAAAAAGAGCCTATTAAGCCGGTTGTTTCAGTTAAGAAGCATTACACAGGAAGATTACAACGGCGAAGAGTTTTAGCTAAACATGAGCCTCCAGCACTTGAACAAGTACCTGCGCCTGTTCTTGAACCCGGTCCTGATGGTCTTGCTGGTCTTGCTGGTCCTTCCATAGAAAAGAAGAACTCATTGTTTATTGACAGCTTATTAACGGTTACAAAATGTGACACAGAAACAAGTACTGACTTATTGGCTGATAATATTGATTTGTTGTTTGAAACAGAGCAAGCACACATAGGTTTAAACGCACACTATTCCGACTTGAAGGCGTCATATGAAAAGCTGAAACAATCAGCTGACCGCATTTCGAAATCAAATATTGAAGTAACCTCAAAGCTGGAAAAGCTTTCAAAAGACAACAAGAATGTGCTTGAAAGATACGATGTGAAAGTAGCAGAACTAACTGATATCATAGAGCAAGACGAGAAAGAAATAGCACGACTAAACAAGGAGCATAACAGTAGTATAAGACAATACGAAAGTGATATTGAAGACTTAAAAGACAGCATAAAATCATATGAAAAGACAATAAATGAGCTCAATGTATTCAAAGATGAACAAGAGACTGTTTATGGTTCTTTGAATGAAACAATTAAAAACCAAAAGCTCGAAATTTTGAGTATGAAAAATCAAAATATTTTGCAAAAGACGCACGAAAATAACATTATGGAAAGTTACAACGAACAATTATCAAGGAATGATGAATTGACAAAAGAAAATAAAAATTTGAAATTAAACGTTTATGACCACGAAAACAGCATTGAACTTTTAAAGTCTAAGCTCGATGCTATTTCCAACCACAATGTAAATCTTATTGAAAATGAAAACGAACAGTCTCGAATTACAAAAGAACAATATTCTTTGATTACTGAATTACGTAATGAAAAAGAAGATTTTGAAAACAAATATACTAAACTAAAGTCTTCACTAAACGAAGAATATATTCCATTGGAAGAGCACAAAAGTATTCTTTTAAAGTACAAAGAAGAGCTTAAAAACCTTGTCGATGAAAACACTGAATACGGTATTTCTGAAAGCGCATACAGAGAAGGCATCAAGCAGTACAATGATGAAATTGAACATCTTAACATTACTGTAAATAACAGTAAAACTGCTTACAATTTATTACAGCAACGCTTACAAGAAATTCAGCGAAAAGAAAGTACTCTCAAAGCTTCCTTGAAAAAGGTTGAAAATGAATCTGAACACGCTAAATATGAGGTAGTAACACTAAGAGAAGAACTTTCTTCGAAAACCCGTATTATGGATGATATGATGGGTGACAAAGAAAGTTTGCAGGATATTATGGTACGTTTGGAGAATTCAAAGAAAGAAAATGAAAGACTACAAAAAGAGTTAGAAAATATTGAAAGTGAAAAGGAAAATGTATTTGCTTACTACGAAAGTCAAAAAGAAGCGCTTTCGAAGCTGAATATTTTATGCGATGAACAACGTGATAACATAAGTTCTTTGAAAGACACCTTGAAAACAAGTAATGATTCTCTCAAGGTTGTTTCACAGCGTGTTGATGAATTAGTACAGGAAAAGAAGGTTTCGGATGAAAAACACTTAGTTGTTTTAAGTGAACTCAAAAATAATTTTGTTGTTGAAAGAGCTTCTATGAAAGACCTTGAAAGAGATTTGAATGAAGCTGTTCAACAACGTGATACCAAAATTCGAGTAATTGAAAAAGAATTATATACAGTAAAAGAAGAATTTGAAAATAAAAATAATATATTAAAAGAATTTAAGATATCTTCTGATAAAGACAAAGAAAAAGAAGAAAATTTAAATAAAAATATTGAAGAATATGAAATTAAAATTAAAAATCTCGAATTTGAAATAAATAATTTCGCTGTCAAAGAACAACAATTACATGACGAAATAAATGAATTAGAACAAGAAAAGAAAAGCTATGGTTCAAGGCTTGCTGATGCTATAAATGCTGAACGTGAAAAAGCTAAAGAGAATATGGTAATGATAAAGGAAGATTCAGAAGCTCTTAAAAAGCTTGAGAAAAAGGTCGAAGTACAAAGTTCATTGATTCAGAAGCTTCGTGACTCAGAAAAAGCACTACGAGATAATGATACTTTGATGCAGGAAGACATAAAGAATATGGTATCTGAAAAGGAATCATTACGTGAAGAAGTGTCAAAGCTCAAGCAGTTAAATACTACATTTATTTCTCGTGTCAAAAAGAATAATAATGAAAAACAAGAGCTTGAACAGTCTTGTGAAACACTTAAGAGTACCATCATAGAGTACGTTGAAACGGTCAAGAAAATGTCCAAAAACGAATACGATCACGCATATTTGCGAAATCAAATTCATCATCAAGAAAAAAATTTTGCAGCATTTATTTAAACCGTTTGAAAGTTTTATGTAATAAATAGTAAATGGAAGACGATTTATTATTTCATAACAAATTTGTATCTGATCTGAAGATACCTAACACATATGATGTTAAAAATAAAAACAAAGAAGCTGCTTTTAGGCAGTACATAGACAAGAAAAAAAATATCGTAGGCTTGAACGATGAAGACACTGACATATTTGAAGAACATGTAATGACAACTAATCCTCTTGTAGTCTCGAAAGACGGTTCTTTAAACAAAGAAAGGCACGTTATCGAGCGCCGATACATTTACAACATTAATAGTAAGGCACGACAAATAACAAAAGAAGATTACGTAGAGAAAGAAGTAGTAACAGGAGAATACGTAAAAGTTACAACCAATAGCTTTGGCGAAATTATTTATGAGCCAATAGACGTAGATGAGCTAAACACCGAATATAACGCTCTTGACATACCTAACTCTGTTGTCAATCCTTTTTATATGCTCGGTGAAGATATGTATTTCAAAAGCTTTTTGTACCGAACACCCGATGAGTACATTATTGACTTACCATTAATGCATACAAATGTAAAGAGCATACGACTTCTTAGCTCGGTAATACCTTGTACAACAACCAATATAAACAGATACAATAACCATGTAATGATTGACGTCTTGTTTGGTGGTGCTCAAATACTGGAAAATCCTGACTTTGATGTAGTGTTTGGGACACTAATTATGAAAATTCCATACGGTAATTACACCATAGACCAAGCGTGTTCTGAAATAGCATCGCTTGTCAATACTTTTTACTACAACAACTATGTAAACAACACTGGAAATGCTCTGTATGATAAAAGTAATATGCTAACAGCAAGCTCTTTCAGCTATACATATAGTGCTATCACAGGAGAACTTTACTTTTCCCTAATACAGCCATCTAACTTAGCTACAATCGAAACACTCGTAATCGTTGACCCTACTGTGTACGAAAACACCATAAGATATGACCCAGACGCAGGTGTTGCTACATACAGCACTGTACAGTTTCCACTTGTTTACTATGATGATTTCTTGACTTATACTCGCACTTTAGTAGCTGCTATGAACTACGATTTTTGTAACTATGTTCTTGGGTCCTATGTCGAGCGGTTCATAGTGCTTGAAAAAGGAGGCAATGTGTATCTATCTAGTCTTTTTAGTGCTTTTAACCTTGATATGACAGCAAGTTATGAAAACATCCGAAATTCTTTAAATCTTGGAGCAAGTGGCACAAAATCAAGTACTCCCGGTACCACCCTGTTTGCTGTAGACGTAACTGCAGGATATAATGATTTTGTCAGTTATAATTCAACTAGTGCAAATGATGTAATATTTACCGTTGGAACTACAACATATACATCAAGCATAGGTGCTGTTTTTTTCACAAATTATACTGCATTTATTACAGCTGTTGTAGATGCTATGAATTTTGTTTATGCAGCAGGAAACTTCGTGTTCAGTACACAACAGCAACTAAAGTTCAATGACACTACCTATGTTTATGACACAGAGGAGAGATACTACATTATTGGAGACTATGAGTTTACTTTCGAATGCGATACACCACCTGCAACCGATATGGACCCATTGCTAACAGCTGAAATATTTGGCTCTGCACCGGGTGCGGATGTTGGAAGCATTGTAAATTCCATAGTAGTAAGTGCAGGTTCAGAGTTTCCATATACACCAACAGCTACTACAGAAATTTATTTCACCTTCAATACTGTCTCATATATTGCATATATACCTGCTGTAAATTATTCAGATTATGACACGTTCATAACAGCTGTTGTCAACGCCATGAACCTTACGTGCAAGAATGGTTTCTTCGCCTTTGACCGCGAAGAACCTTCCCCCGGAGTTTATGAGTATTACTTGTATGCAGCTAATAATTTCACTATGGAGTTCAGTTCAATGCCTGCTATTGGTACTGTTATGGTACATCCTCCGACAGATACAGATATAGTCACAACATCTTCCAGACTTGAACTAACAGGCGGTTACAATGCTTTTGTGGCGCCTTATAATGCTTATGCTGTTGACTACAGTAATTTTTATTTGAACATTCGTCAAAAAATACCTGACCCTCCATTTGAAGACGACCCTGGAAGCACTAATGTAACAGTACAAGTACCATTAGTTGCAGGAACTTATTCTGATATTAACACGTTGATGACACACATTATTTCACAAATAAATACAACAGTAACAGGAGCATCTTGGTTAAAAGCAGCTACAACAATCACTTTTGCGCATAGTATATCAGATGATAAAATAACTATATCTTGTACCTCAACACCAGCAGACACATACGAATTCAACATCAGTGGTTCTTTGATGGTAGCTCTCGCATCATTTTTAGGTATATCCATACTTGAACCTACAACGTTTGTTACTTCTTATGTTGCGCCATACAAGTACGGTAACCGACTACGGTTTAAGATGTCGTTTGAAAATAATCCAAATGTTTCTGAGGATGACCAACTATGGTATATGCTTGGGTTTCGTTCAAATAATTCGCTTTCGTATGTGGACGTTCCATGGACAAACATATTTGATTACGGTAATGACAGCTACTATTTCTCAAATACAAATTTTATTAACAGCTTTGTTCCATCTCGAACCACTGAGACAGCTCCAGACATTGAAGACAAGAGACCTTATCGTCTTCCTTCAATGTCCAAAACAAATTACGTTTATTTGCAGCTAAATGATTATGAAAATATGTACGACCCGTCTATTCCAAATGAAAAAATTTATACAAAAATACTTTTGAGTGAAAATTACGGAAAGTTTTCATACGATACATTCGTAGACAACCCATACGTTCTTTCTACAACAGATAGTCGACTTGACCGTCTACAAATAAAGTTCATTGATAAAAATGCAAATCCTGTTGACTTTAACAACATTGACCATACGCTTACGATTGAAATTGTTGAGTACAGTGACCGTTTAAGTGCTAATGATTACAATACTCGACGTGGTTACAACGAACATTCCTCTTATCCGGATGCACTTACACTTGGTTATGGAAAATAAAAATCGAAGCTCTTTGTATACGTAGCATGGACTTTTTAGGTGACGACATTACTATTTTAATCTTGGCTTTTGTGGTATTTATGCTCTTTGTATGGTGTCCACCGAAACAAGAACAAGAACAAGAACAAGAACAAGAACAAAGCGGTGGAGGACATCGTGGACGGCGTGGACGCCTTGGACGTCGAGGACGCCTTGGACCACGTCGTGGTCGAAGAGACTTCTTCGGATACTATGGTGACTACTGGAATGTGTTCAACCCGTGGAGGATTAACAACCCTTGTGCCAACTATGCTGCTAAAAGATGCCGAGGAAACTATTACTATGAACCGTGTTATGAATCAAAGTACTACAGATGCATGAACTCTACCTACTATGCATAAACTTGCACCTATGCGTAAAAGCATAAAGAAATTTATTTTAAGTAATGTAAATGAGCATGTTTACATTACTTACCTTTAATATGCAGTGTTCCAGTAGTGGTACACGACACGAACAGTTATTACAGCTTGTAGAAATAATAAAAGCACAAAAATTTGAATGTGTATGTTTACAAGACGTAAATCTTACTTCTCTTTCTATTTTGAAATCTAAACTGCATAAATACTCTTTAATCGAATCATTAAGCAATGGTACGCCACAGGTAATAATTTATAGTAATAACTGCAAAATGGAAGAAGAATTTTGCTATGATCTTCCTTCCGAAGAAAATCGCGAAGTTATTGGCTGTAAGTTAACCTTTAAAGAAAAAGAATACGAAATTTTAAACGTCTGGTTAGAAAAGGAACAAAGTAAATTTAGAGAAAAACAAGTTGACGTTTTGATGGAAGTTGCTTCTTCGAAAACAATAATAGTTGGAGATTTTAATGTCTTTGAAATTAATGAGCCATCTAACGGCTTACTTATGAAAAATAAAATAAGTGATGCATGGATAAGTAGTGGGTGCAATCCCCATTTGAGAGACACTACTTTTTATAATAATGAATGGTATCGAACTGTTAGGCTTTTGTATTTCAAAAGTTCATACAGCATAGTATGTAATGGATTAATGAATAACGACTGTGACAACTCCATGGTATGTTATGAGGTTGTTAGAGCTCTTCAATAAGTTTGGAAAGGTCTTGTGTAACTGCATCACACGCCTTTAAAATAACTTCTTTAAATTCTTGTTCACCATTCAGAGCATAAGGTTCATACAATTGGATTTGAATTTTGAACTCCTTTTTAAGTGGATGGGTTTGATTGGAAGATACGTTAAACAAGCGTGTAAAATCGTCTTTATTTCCAGTCATATTGTCAAGATACTTCATTATATAATACTTGATTATATTACAAAGAGTGAATGATTCATTGAGTAATATAACCTGCATATAATGGTCATCAATCATTGAAATGTTTGTTCCGGAACCAATGTCAATAATATTTTTTCTGAAGTTTTCAACTTTGTTTATCATATTATTAAGCACGCTATTTAGTGCATTGATAGGGTCAATACGCCCCAATGACTCCATAACCATAGTTATTTCTTGTGGTTCTCCATAACGGTTACTTCCGCTCATAGAATAGTTTGATATTCTGAATGTCTGGTACATTGAATGTTCATAACCATTACCTCTTTTTACTCCATCGTATTTCAGATGAATTTGCTGATATGGCTTGAGCCACAGTACTTCCATATTAGGATACAAGAATATTTCCTCATTACTTAATGCTTGCCTATCTCCATTGTCAAGTACTTCAAACACTTGGAACTCGTTAAGTGTTACACTCAAGTTATCGATAGTGTTGTTTTTTAGTGGTTTTGACAAATCATCTGGACTACATAAATGTATCTCTATGCGTTTGTTGTTAACGTTTTCATAAATAATAGGCATTAACGAGAGCCTGTTTTTCAGGAGAAATTCAGTATAAAATGGTGAATCATTGACGTAAACAGTAGCATTATCTTCGTGCATTGCATAAACATCAATACCGCTCATAAGTTCCCTTCGTAATGCGTTTACCAATGCAATATTAAGCTTAGTGTTATTTAAAGCTACAAAATTATCTTCAATGGAAAAGTTCATTATTTCTTATACTTTGTGTCAGAAAGAAAAATCAGTTTTTCTAAAAAAACTGCGGCTTTCGTAGAATAAATAAAAAAATGCTACTGGTATATGGATATATGGATAGCGACTTAGAAGGCAAAAACATCTTATTTTATTCCGAACACGATGCTCTAAGTAAAGAAATCTTAGGAATCTTAGAGAAATCACCTCTTTTGAAAGAGCAGTTTTACAAATTTTCCGTAAATGACAGACGTATTAGAATACCTAATATGATACGTGAAGCTGGTGTCATACCTGTCATTGCAGTGTCTGGCTTCAATGACATCATGAAGGGTCCACAAGCACTTGAATGGATTAAAAATAACTCTCTTAGTAATATGCATAATGGAGGGTTTGAATACGTTGACATATCAAAAGCAGGTCAGTTATCGTCTTCCTTTTCGTCTCTTGGAGATACATTCAAGAATTCAGGTGCTTCTCAAAACCATAACAGCGAATTCAACAAGGGTACTGATTATGCTGATACTACGTGCTATGCAAGTGTTGGTGATGCGTCCCATATTGACACATACGACGAAGGTCCAAAGAAGTCATACAAAGAACAAGAGCTTGACCGTAAACTCAATCAGTTTAAAAATAGCAGGCAAAACGACATTAAAAATGTTAACAATCAAATTACAAATGATATAAATGCATACAAAGAAGAAAACCCTGCTTTTGCTCAGCCCCAGCAACCTATTCAGCAACAAGTGCAGCAACAAATGCGATATCAGCCACCTGGAGCTGAAAACCCAGCATTAAAGCAGCAAAGAGAAGCGCAGTTTCAAAATTTCTTACAACAAGAACAACCTGCTACAAAAAGCTATGAAAATGAAAGACAATTCCAAAACGTCTATGGTAATCAGCTTTCGCCTGTTGACTTCAGACAACCAGCACCAACCCATGGGCGTCAATACAATCCAGGACCTTCATACAATCATCCACAGTCTGTATCATATGGTCAAAATATGCAAGGCGCAAGAGGCCCCATGGTGTCTCAAAATTCGAACAATAATCAACAAAAAAGAGCATTCCCTTCGTTTAATGACACTGGTATGCAACCGTATAATGCTTCCTCAAGTAGTTCGTTTGCATCCTGGTAAACGCGTTTTTATGATTGTTTTATTTTCCTCTTGAAATTAAAATATGTTTAACATTCTTACACGTACAAATAATAGACCAAAATATTTCTTTCTGTGCCATGAAAGCATAAAATCACAGGACTTCAAAGGTGATGTAAACCATTACGTTAGCATTGATGATCCTAAGACAATGGAATATATAGACATGTATCGTAGTACATTAAAGATAACCAATGTCGAACGTAAGCAGAAAATGCAGTCTAATGCATTCCCTTATAATGACTATTTAAACACTATGCTTTCCAAGGTACAAGAGGGATGGGTTATCATACTCGATGATGACGATAAAATGATGAAAAAGGAGTCAATAAGCATTATTTATGAAAAAATAAAAGAACTCGACGAAAAGGCCGAAGACTCCTTGTTATTGTGGAAAGTTAAAATAGGAACACGTATTTGCCCGTCTGTTGCCTGTTTTGGAAAACAAATACGACGTAATGACATATCAAACATAGGGTTTGCTTTTCATGTAAAACACAAAGATAAAGCCTATTGGCCAGAAATAAGAGGAGGAGATTTCAAGTGTATTGAAGCTCTTTCCCAACACTTAAAATGCGTATGGATTGATGATATTCTTACGTGTACAAACAGTAATGCTGGTAACTTTGGGAACCAACGCGATATTGCATTAAACAATGACGATACTCAAAGCTTTGTTTCCTTTTGTAACAGTTATACTGAAGTTATGGGTAAGATGGATGTTGAAAAATACATGGAACCAGAAGAAAAAGAACAACAATACGATACTATTACTGAAAACGTGCATGTAGAACAAGAAACTGAAAAGGTTTACGTACTAAAAGAGTCTTCCATTAAAGCAATTGCAGAAATGCTTTCGAGTGCTATTAACAGCAAAAAGCTGTATGAAGATATAATAAATCAAAACTACCTCGCAAATAACAGCATATCCCATTCTGTTCCTAAGAAACAACACCAAGTGTCAACAAACGCAAAAGAAATACTGAAACAGCTTGAAAAAGAAGACGAAACAAGAGCTTCTTTATTAATGAAAAAATCAGAACTACTTTCTGTATCACCAGTAATGGATAATGACCATAAAATTATTGTTCTTACATGTGGTTCTGTGCTGAAAGATAAAATTTTAAATTATTTAAAAAATTGTGGTATTGACAAAAAAAATGTAGCTTTTATTAGCTCAACAAATATTGATTTCAATTCATCTGGCTTGATAGATGCAGCTAAATTTGCATTAGAAAAAAATTACGAAAAAGTTATGGTAATACACGAAAACAGCTTGGTTGTCAAAAGTTTTGAAAAAGAAATGCAGGTTTTATGTAGTTATCCAGAATATCAAAATAGTGATATCATATTCTGTGGTCTTGAAGGAGCATTCGGACGCTCTGTTTCAACAAACGTTTCAAGAACTATGGGAAGAAGTCGAATTAAAAAGAAAACAGAAAAAATAACAACAAATGTTGATTTTGATCCAGATTATTACTGCGCACTTTATGAAGACCTTCGTTCAAATAATGTAGACACACATAGCAAAGCAAAGGAACATTGGGAAAAATATGGTTATGAAGAAAACCGTATTGGAAAAAGACAAATAATATCTTTTGATAAATCAATGTCAACAAAGAATTTTAATGGCGTCATTCTTTCTAAAAATGCTTGCTTAAACATTTCAGAATGTTTTGATGACTCACTTGTGTCTATTATGTTGTTAAAAGAATTTTCTAAATCATCATACGTTGTTTCACCATATCTCTTTGAAAGCGAAACAACATTACAAACAAGGAAGCATAACATTAATTTATATAACCGTTAATATATACCATAAGACTATTTAAATCTTTTATTTCATTCCATTCAATATTTTTATCTTTTTTATCTTTTTTATCTTTTTTATCTTTTTTATATTTTTTATCTTTTATTTGAATATTTAAAATATTGTTTAATTCTTCAATTAATTTTTCTATTAAAATTTCTTTTTTAAAAACTTTTTCAAGAAGTTTAGAAATATTTGTATAATTTTCATTCAGTGTCATTGGTTCAAAACTTGAGCTTTGATGTTCTATACTGTATGCTTTATCTGCTCGTAGTCCAGTGTACTCACATAAGAGTGTCATAACATTCATAAACACTATTTCTTCTGTTGGTTCTTTTATCATTTACCTTTTTGTTATAAAATTCATTTTTATTTTAAAAAGTTTTTAATTTTTTCAACATAATGGTCACGTATTGCATTTGGACGACTGTCATTTAACAGCTGAATAACGTCTCCATTTTGATAAATATTTACGGTCGTCATTGCTTCCAATTCTTCATTTTTCATATTACGCATATAGTCTATACAATCTTCATAACTTTTAAAATCAGATACGTTAATAAAAGCTTTGGGATTAAAAAGTTCATTTATATTAGCACTTCCATGGTAAACAGGGATAGCTCCGCTGTAAAAAGCATTAAGTATTTTTTCTGTTACATACCCATCTACAACGCCATTTTCGAAAGCAACTACAAACTTATATTCTTTGTATGTTTCTATCAACGCATTGTTATCCCAAGCTCCTTTTACTTTTGGTTTCTTAGAAGAAGGCCTATTACCATCACAACTTCCAAAGCTATGGCATGTATCTGAACCTATGATGTCAACACACTTTGCAAAAAATTCTTCACGTTCAGACACTTTATGTGAGCTGCAATAAGCTAGGAATTTTTTTCTCTCTTTCATATTGTTATATTTGCGGTCTTTGTATAAATAAGGACTATAAAGCACGTATGGTGTGTATATCATTTCTTCAAAGAGTGTTGTTGTGGAAATGTTTATGCTTGATGTTGCGTTGTTGTTTTTAGGTGGTTCGTAACTTTCACCAGACCAATAAATATACTTCTTTTTCTGTTTGTTCCATACTCGTCCATTGTTTGATTGAACAATAAAATCACAACCAGGCTGCATAACCCACTGTATGTCTATTGGTCCATAAATTTTTCTCAAAAGATACTCGATAATAACCGACCCATAAATCCCAGTTTTTTCGTATCCAATTATCATTTTATAATCTTTTTTAAAAAAAATATATAAAAAATACGAATATAAAAAGGTAATGAAAGTACTTGTTTATGGTTCAAAAGGTTGGATTGGCAAACAGTTTACTGCTTTGTTAAAGCTAAAAAAAGTTGAATTTTGCAGAGGATTTGCACGTGCAGACAACATCGATGAATTGAAAAAAGAAATACTTTTGTACTATCCAACACATGTTATTGCGTTTATTGGACGTACCCATGGTCCTGATTGTAATACCATAGACTATTTGGAACAGCCTGGTAAGCTTGTGGAAAACTTACGCGATAACCTTTATGCCCAAGTAACCCTTGCTAACGTATGTTCTTCGTTAAAGATACATTACACAAGTATTGGAACAGGTTGTATTTTCGAGTATGACAAAGAACATTCTGTGAACGGAAACAACAAGTTCCAAGAACACGACATACCAAATTTCTTCGGCTCTTCTTATTCCATAGTAAAAGGGTTTACAGATTCTATAATGCACCAATACGAAGATACCGTGCTAAATTTACGCATACGTCTTCCAGTTGCTACTATGGACAATCCTCGGAATTTGATTTCCAAAATCATACGATACGAAAAAGTGTGTAGCATTCCAAACTCCATTACGGTATTACCGAGCCTTTTGCCTGTTATTTTAAAGATGATGAAAGGGGATATAACAGGTACTATCAACCTTACTAACCCAGGTACCATAGACCACAATAGGATACTTGAACTGTACAAAGAGCACGTAAACCCAGAATTTACGTGGAAAACAATGACCATAGAAGAGCAAAATGGTATGCTTGCAGCACGTCGAAGCAACAATGCATTGGACACGTCAACTATCGAGGCTCTTTATCCAGATATCTTGAATGTCGAAGAAGCTGTTGAAATGGTCTTAAAGAATTGGAATAAAAAAATAGTACAATTAAGAAGAGATGAGTAAAACCAAATATGGTATCATTGATATGGAAAAACAAACGCTTGACTCTATCAACAACAATATTATGGATAACATTGACTCTTTAAAACAACAAAACGAAAACCACCAGAACACAATAAATACTCTTGAAATGCAGCTAAAAGAATATGAAAATATGGATAAGCACACTATGAAAGAGGAAGATTTTTTAACTATTTTTGAAATAAAACAAAAGATAAAAGAAAAAAAAGAATTAATAGAACATAACAACAGCTTAGAATACACTTATTTTTTTGATACAGGCTCGAAGCTGTTTAAGTACTATGCAAAGTCAGACAAGGAAGTAGAGGAAGATATCAATGGTGCTATGACCAAGATTGTCAAGCGTTATAAAAAGAGCCAAAAGCGTGATATTTTAGAGGAATACACGTGTGCTGTCAATAACGTTGTCGATATGAGGTCTCTTAAAATCGAAGAAGACCGATGTGCACAGTGTAATATCGAGCTTCAGCTTTTGTCAAACGAATCCAAGATGGTATGTCCTTTATGTGGATTACAATCAAACATATTGATAGATACAGACAAAGGAACATACACTGAAACGCCTCCTGAAAACTCATACTTTGCATACAAGCGGTTAAACCATTTAAATGAGTGTTTGGTACAGTTCCAAGCTAAAGAAAACACCGTTATACCACAAGAGGTATGTGATACCATAAAGTATGAACTCATAAAAGAGCGTCGGAATGATCTCTCTAAACTCAATGCAACGCTTATAAGAGGGTACTTAAAAAAGCATTCTGATAAAGGATACAACAAGTACTATGAGCATATTCCTCATATTTTAAACCGTTTAAATGGTGTTAAACCCAAGACACTTACCAGTAAAATGGAAGACGATATAAGACGTATATTTATGATGGTACAAGACCCATTTGACCACCATAGCAAGACCACACGAAACAACTTTCTTTCTTACAATTACTTCTTAAACAAGGCGTGTCGTATTTTGAACTATGACGAAGAGCTATGTAACTGCTTCCCTCTTTTGAAAAGTGAAGAAAAACTACGTCATCAAGACGAGCTATGGGAAAAGATTTGTAAGGACCTCAATTTACCATTCCATAGCTCATTTGATAGCCCTTCCAAACAGAAAAGTAATGACATATACTGGAAGAAAATACTTGTTTGAAAAATATTTTGTAGCGTAAGATTATAATGAACACTTTGGGATTATCAGATAGCGGCCTTACAAATGCGTACATGGAAAACAGAGAAAACGAGCTTCTGTTTTCCAAACATTACAATGACTACTCTACCATGGACAAGGGTGGAAGTGATGACGTAACACATGACATCTTAAAGGGTATTATCGAGCTAAACAATGTTTCACGATTCTTTTTTAGCCGAAAGAACATTAACCATATTCAAAAGCTTATTATCCGCGAGGTAGCTCGTAAATCAAACGGTAAATACAACGTTGGTCCACAAAACGAATACCAGTTATTGATTATCATGCGCTCAATGTACTTACAGTATTCGAAAAACAGAATGGATGCATTGGAAGAGCAGATAATAACTCTTAATAGGCAGACAATTTATGAAGTCGTGCCTCGTGTGTTAAGCGGTGTGGAAAATTACCTAAGCTATATGCGAGATCAAGGTTCAAACCCAGTACCCAAGCTCGACCGCCCAGAAAACGTAAACATTACTGGTACAAAAACAACAAATGCATACGATTCGTTATTTATTTAAAACTATTTATTTTTTGATGTTGTCTATAAACACACCATCATACCCCGATTTTATAAAGTAATCAGCTATGGAGCCTTCCCCACGTGCAAATAACGTGTCTTTCCATTCTTCTGTCCAATACTTCACGGTTTCGTTTTCCATAAAGGCTTCATTGTAAAACTTACTTTGCGTGTGTAAATGCGACATATCCAAGTACGCATACACGAGTCTTCGGTTTAGTTTGTTACCCTTTTTGTATTTCATAAACTCTATGTCACTGGCTGTAAAATAATGACCTTTGTTGTAATATGGCTCGATAATAAGCATATCATATTGAAGATTTTTTGCTGTAAGTAAAAAGCGTGCTTTTGTATTGAAATTTGAATAATTTTTAATAATCATAAAGTTATTTACTTTTTTAAGAGTATCAATCGATGCAGTATTTAAGCGGTAAGGAAGCTCAGAAGGAAGTACATTATAGTCTTCGTGTGTAATACAGTTTGAAACAATATCATATTTATATGACTGTTGGTTAAGCTTTACAGTATCAAAGTCTTCAGAAATAACAGCGTTAACTAACAGTATATTTTCACTGGTTTTAAAATTATGTACCTTTTCTAGCATATTGCTATGATCAGAATATAACGTTATACAAATTGCATCACAAACATTTACAAGAGTATTATAAGAGCTAATCGAGTTAATGTTTAAAACGCAATTAAAATTGCTTGAATTATTTGAAACATATTCTTTAAAACTTTTTAACAAACTTATCATAGAAGCTAAATGATTTATGGTAATGATAGGCTCTGGTTTGTGTTCCAATTTCTTTTCTTGTACAACAGGTTGTTCGTATTGTTTTTGAAATCTTTTTCTTGTTCTTTGACGACATCTTGGAGGCTCGTATGGTGTTGATGTAAGTGCAATTTGAGCCTTGTTATTAATAGTGTCTTCCATTACAAAAGTAGGTGTTCTTGGAACAGGCTTATATTTATCGAGCTGTTCTGGTCCGAAAGTACGAACAAACTCTTCTCGTGTCATTCCATTGTAATTCATATATTTTAAGGAATTATTTAAAATAGCGTGTAATGTACGAAGCATTTTTATTTAAAATAACAAGTAATACAAGAAGCAACGTATTTATCACTTCCTCCAATGAGTACTTCATCATCTACTAGTACAGTGCGTTTTGTGAAAGGTGCTTCTGCGCCACAATAGGAGCATACAGCACACAACTTGTCAAGCTTTGTAGACTTGGGTACGAGTTCAAGAAGGTGTCCGAAAGGTTCACGCTTGTAATTTCCATCAAGACCACATACCATTACATCAATGCCAAGCTCGGTTGTCCAATACTCGACAAAATGCAGTAAATCTGGGAAGAACTGACCTTCATCAATACCAATAACATTGGTTCCTTCTGGAATTTCAACATTTTTCAAAAAAAGTGTACCCACACAGTCCATTTTAAAAAGGTCGTGCGTCGAGGCTTGATCATCTGAATAGCGGTTGTCATGAGCATACTTGATAAGTAGTGTTTCTTTCTTCGCGATTTTCTCTCTTCGAAGACGTCTGAAGAGCTCAGAAGTCTTTCCGCTGAACATTGGGCCAAGAATCAAACTGATGGAACCACGACGCATTTTCTTTTTCTATGTTATGTTTCATTTTTTAAAATATAATTTCAAACTATAATGGCATCGTTGCTAAATGATATACTAGAATTCTCAAAACTCCACATGGATTACATAGTAGACTCGAGCCGTAAAAGTATATTAGAACGCTATTCATGGAGCGAAATTTTATTGAACGTTGGATTACCATTGTTGTTACTGTTTATTTTTATTTTTGTACTGAAAAAACGTTACATCGACAAACAAATCAAAATCCAACTCGCAGAACGTTTTAAGAAAGATTTAAAACGTAATTCAAAAAAATATACTTAATCATCTGAAATATCAGACAGTTCGTCTTCTTCAATGTCTCCAAGTACACGTTTGTTTGCCTCTTCAACACTTAACCCTGCACGTGTTTGTTGCCAGTCATATAAGTTTACTTTATTTACTTCCATGTAGTAATCATCGAGGTTTTTATAGACGGTAGATACAAAGGTTTGTTTTTCTTTAGACTTTAACAAGCTCTTTCCTTTTTGCTCTTCGCCGAACTCTTCTACACGCTGTTTAAGCATTGTATATTCGTCCAAAGAAATATTTCCGTATTTTTTGTTTAATTTTCTCATTTTTTCAACATATTTTTTATTTTCACTTTTTATTTTAACATTTTCCTTAATTTCTTTCGTAACTTCCACCTTGGTTTTTACCTCTTCTTTAAGAGCTTCCATATCTGCACCAGTGCTTCCAAGACGGTTATTGCGCATACCTTTCATTTTCAAGTGATATCGTTCCTTAGCGTCCAGTTCCTTTATTTGTTTATTAATTAAGCTTTTGTCTACCGTTGTATTGAAACTATTTAATCGTTTTTGGTACTCGCCACTACCAGCAAGCTTCCGAAGCTGGGAGTTTGAAAATCCACTAAGGCTTGGTTCCTTGCTCATTATTATTATTTTAAAATATTTTTTTAGCCCATAAAATTATGAAAAAATATAATAAAATGACATTTACAAGCAATGTTGTTTATGGTTCTTTTGTAGGAGCGGGAGCCTTTTTAGTGTATAAAAAGCGTCACACGGTAGCCTGGTACCTTACTTCTTGTTACAGCAAATTGACATTTTACACCAAAAGGAAGCAGGAAAATAACCTTACATTATTAAGTGCACGCAACGCACATACGTTAGTACCTCTTTCTTTGCCATTACAAAACGGATACGATGACCATATTGAGGTGTGTTACTCTTGGAACAACAAAAAATACAGCATTATTTACCAGCCGTTTTTAAAAGTAATTTTCCCTCCACATGAAAAAGAAAAGCTTCTTTGTTCGTTTGTTGGAGACTACGAGTTCTACGTTAGAAACGAAAAAGGAGTAACAAAAATAGACGATAACCAACGTTTAAAAACTATTTATGAAATTATGGGTCCTCTTTGTGACTTCTATGCGGATGTACGTGGTGTCATAAGCCCTCGCAAAGCCTTGTTGCATTACAAAGTAATAAATGCAAATGAAGAATTTTTAATGTATGACTTAATAATGGACGAAGAAAAAAGCTTTTAAACAGCGTTGTTCGGTATGTCCATAGACCTGAAAGGGTTTTTGTTTTTGCTTGTAATGAGAATTACCTCGACAACATACGTTACTTCTGAAATTTTATTTCGAGAAAATATGCCGTGTATTTGGTATATTTTCTCATGCAGCCGTAAAAAGACAAAGTCAGAGTACTTGGTACCTGAAAAATACACTTTGTCGATATATTTGTTTATGTCCATAAATGGGTTACTAAAGATGTCAGTGTACCTGCTATTTACGTAATAACATGATATCAAATCCAAGCTTTCTTGTGTTGTCTCTATGCACGTGATGTCCTTTCTTGGTAAGATGTACTCATTTAATCCACAGAAGCATTTGTTGCAGCATATTCCAATGTAATGAGCTACCATGTAAGTAATTATAGTAATACCAATGGTCAAAATGACTATCAAACATACAAAAAGTATCCAAAAATCACTCGGGAACATCTGATAAATCCATAAAAAGTAAATAAAGAGAAGCATAAACAAGCTGCAAAAACACGCCACACTAAAAGAAAAAGAGCACGAAGCACCATCGAAAAACAAACACCTCACAGTTCGGTACTTATAAAGATTGTACCTGTAAACAGCATTTAAATAAGTCTTTATGGGCATCAAGTGACTATTGTTGATTATTTCCATATATAAATTATGCTCTGATAGCTTGGTAAAACGTTCGAAAAATTCTTCTAACACGTTGTAACCGCTTGTTTTGCAGATATTGTTAATCATATTTTGCGTTATGTCTGCAGTAGAAACCTCCGACGAACCATTGTGACCGAAGACATAATTTAACAGTTGTTGGTCAGTGTTTTCGTCGAGTTTATTGGCAATATACAGCTTGATAAGCAATACCATTTTAGCTGAAACTTCGATTACCTCTATGCCATTTAGACCGGCTGTTTGAATGACTGTTTTGTATTCTTTTCGTATGCTATTTAAGTCATCTATTTCGTCTATTTTATTTAACAAAGGAAATATGTTAAGCACGTTAAGACGTCTTCGGTATGCTATGAGCTGAGGTATCATTTGCAATGTATTGCATACGCTTTGTGCATCACAAACATAAAGAACTGCCATGGCACCCTCGATAATATGAGCATATTCTATCAAATTATTATTGTCAATGTTACCAGGAATATCAATTAAATTTAATTTTCCAAGAGGATATGTTTTTATTTCTGTAGTGGTTATACCATCTCCCATTTGAAAATATTTATGTCCCACAATAGCGTTTAAAAGTGTTGATTTCCCTACGGATACACGACCAAGTACTACGACATTATTATTCATCAATATATCTTATGAATATTTTTTTTACACGAAGATTTGCGTTATAATACATTAAATAAGTTCTAACAAAAATAAATGACACACGACGATGCTTCCAGTATTTCAGCGTTCGATGCATCGTCGGAAATCGAACTAGAAGGACGAAAAACTACTACTATTGTGAAACGTGACAACAATAATAATCAGGAAAAAAAGTTTTTTGATAAAAATATCGATATGGGTATTGACATCATTGCAAATACAAAAAAGCTTGCACAAATAGCTAATGCTACAGACGAACATATTCCGGGAACATCACAAAACCGTATGGATGAAAGCGGTAAGGTTTCTCCACGAAGTGAGTTTGAATACGTTAAAAAAGAGCATAGCATGGAAGATGACTACAAACGCCTTAATGATAGCGATAGCGATACCGCGAGCGATACCACGAGTGATGACGAGACATCTTATGGTGATGATGTACGTATGTCTCAAGACGAAATAATACGGGAAAAACAAGCAATGTTATTGAAGCTTGCAAGGTTAGAAAGAAGAGGCTATTGCCCAGCTAAAAAATACACTATGAATGACAATTACAAAGAATTAAAGTCTGTAACAGATAGCTTGGAATATGAGAAAAACAGAGACGATGCAGTAAAGATGCAGCGTAAAGGGTTGATGACAGTAGTATCTATTTTGGAGTACGTTAACACGTCGTATAATCCATTTGATTTACACCTTGATGGTTGGACAGAATCTGTTTTCGAAAATTTAGACGACTATGATGACGTATTTGAAGAGCTGTACGAAAAATACCAGACGAATATATCTGTTTCTCCAGAAGTCAAGCTCATAGGTATGGTTGGAGGCAGTGCTTTGATGTTCCATTTCACAAAGGCACTGTTTAGTAAGAGCAGTGACGTACCTAATTTTAACGATGTAATGAACACGAACCCGGAACTGAAAAGGCAATACGTTGAAGCTGCATCAAAGCAGTACGGAAATAACAGGCGCTCTGGTGGTGGAAGCGGAAGCGGAGGCAGTGGAGGAGGCGGAGGGGGAGGAGGAGGAGGCGGAGGAGGCTTGTTTGGAAATATCTTCAATATGTTTGGAGGAGGAGGCGGAGGAGGCGGAGGAGGAGGCGGCGGAGGCCTTGGAGACCTCTTTTCTGGACTAATGGGAGGGGGAGGAGGCGGAGGCGGGGGCGGAATGATGGGAATGGGAGGAGGAGGAAGCGGTGGAGGTCCATCGTCTGGATTTGAAGCACCAGATGACGTAGCTGAATTGTTGAATGGATTTACAGATGAAAATACGAGTACACTTGATATTTCAAACGACGATAACTACTCTGAAATTTCATCTGCGGACATGGAACAATTGAAAAACATTAAACCAATACGTCATTAAATTTTTCTTATTATACATAAAGATATGCATAACGTTTACGATTGTTTTCACAGCGACGAAGGAAGCATTGCTCTTTGTGACAGAGATTTTTATAATCCTTTAAATAAACCTACAAACAGCTTTAATTTTTTAAAAATATATAATTGCAGTAAAATTATTTTAAATGTAAGACACAAGAATTTCGTTATTCCAAAGAACGTTCAGGCTCTAAGTGTACACGAGATTACATTAGGAAAGCCTATGTATATCGTAAATGAAAATAAGGCTTATTTTAACCATTATTTCTTTTTAAATAAATCAAAACGTGGAAAAAACAAAACTTCAGTGGAAGACAATAGCATTGGCGCACATACAAAAAATTTATTTTAAAAATCACTTTTATATTAATGAAGCTCATAACATTTGCAGCAGGAAATAAAAAATATTTTGAAATGGCAGAAAACTTAAAAAATAGTGCGCCTGATTATGAAACAACTATTTATACAGAAAAGTTTTTAATGCAACAAGAAGACTTCTGGACCAAGCATAAAGATTTTATAACCAAAAATCAACGTGGCTACGGGTATTGGATATGGAAGCCTTTTGTAATACAACAAGTAATGAAAACCATGCAAAACAATGAAATACTTTTTTATTGTGATGCTGATTTTATTTTAAAAAAAGATAAAAAAATATTAGAAAAATTAAAAAAAGATGTAAAAAATAATAAAATAATATCTTCTTTTACAAGAGCAAGAGAAAAAGAATTAAAATGGAATAAAACAGATACAATAAATCGTTTGGGTGTTACCATAGATGAAGAAGACAAACAAGTACAATCTGGTACACTGTTAATATATGTATGTGACGAAACAAGAAACTTAATAGATGAATGGTACTCTATTTGTTGTGAAAAAGATTATCATTACATTGATGATAGTCCTTCTATAAATCCAAATTATGTTTCATTTGAAGAACATCGTCACGACCAGTCTATCTTTTCGCTATTGTTAAAAAAGCATAACATTCCTTATGATACTTCAATAATGATAGTACTTATATCACATAAAATTCCTATACAAAACGTAAGAATGAGGAAAAGAAAACATTAAAATATTTCTTCAAGCATTGCATACGTTTCTTTGAGTTGTTCTTCGCACATACCTGCAAATAAGTTTTGTTTTTTAATTTCATCAAATGTGTACCATCCACACTTGTTGATTTCCGAGCTTTGGACATAATTCAACGAATTGCAAAACAACGTTACCAAGCTCAGTGAATTGTACAAATAAAACCGCTGTGAGTACATCATGTTGTCCCATCCTCTGAAAACAATTTCTTTGTATTTTTCTTCATCTAAGAGGATATTGTGCACCATGCCGGTTTCTTCTTTGAACTCTCTAACAGCTGTTTCAGAATCTGCTTCGTGAGCCATACGTTTGCCTTTGGGTATCTCCCAGTTGGGATACACATCATGCTCAGTTTGTTGAAAAATAGTTGACAACTTAATGTACTCACCATTGATAGTGTAACCGTTTAAAAGCTTGTTGTAACGGTATCTTTTCGAGCTAAAATTGGTCTTACTTAATGTGTTGTCGTTGCTAATGAGTAAAAAGGGTACAGTAATACTTTTCCATAGTATTTCATACGGGTAACTGCATATTAGCCGGTATTCGTATTGTGTAAGACCCTTGATTATTTTTCTAATATAATGGGTTTCATGTAATGCAAAATTGAAATTCAATAGCTTTATGTAGTAATGAGTGTACTTACGATGCACTAAAACAACACGGTCTTTGTGCTTAAAGATTATGCCTATGCTATTGGTTGGTTTGGGACACTTTTTATTAATGTGTCCACAAGTATTGCAGTTTGAACAATACATTTAAAATATTATTTTTTTTAAAAATAAAAGTCTGCCACATTTTTTATAAAAGTTTAAGTTATACTGATGCAGTTGTACCCAGAGTTAGATGACCCAGAGTTCCATAAAAAAATCTTTGAAAAAGAAGAATACCAAAGCACGCAATATCCCGTTGATTACTACGAAACCGTAAGCTTAGAAGACAAATGCAATGCGCAGTCATTTAACGTTGAAAATCACCAAGTGTTTTTGAGTAGATTTATGTCTCCAGATACTCCGTACAAAAGTGTCCTTTTGTTCCATGGTGTTGGAACAGGTAAGACGTGTGCTGCATTGACCATAGCAGAAGGTTACAAGAAGACGCTAACAAACCTTAGGAAAAGACTACAAGTGAAGCGTGGTACGCGTAACTTTGTGTACTACAATTACCCTGGTGTTTACGTTATATCCAGTAGAGCAATCCATAAGGTATTCCGTAATGAACTGTATAACACCAATAAAGTACCTCGAGAAGAAGCACCAGGTATGATGCATTGCCTTGGCAACGAGTATTTTCCAGTAAATGATGACAGCGAAGGAGCTAACCAAAAGCTGCAAGTTAGTCGAAAAATCCTTTCGTATTACAGTTTCTTTGGTCCATCGGAGTTTTCAAACTTTGTCCGAGACATCAAAAAGATTACAAATTTGCAGGACTTTTTCAGCCATAGTATATTCATAGTTGATGAAGTCCATAATGTGCTAAGCGAAGAAAAAGAAATAGGTGACAGCAAAAACAATACGTTGGAAACGCTCAAAGAAGTCTTCAAAGAAGCCTCTGATACACGTCTTGTCATGTTGTCTGCAACACCTATGCGTGACGACGAAGAAAGTATCATCAATTTGTTGACGTTACTACGGTACAATGACGATAAATACGAAGAAATACAAAAAGACAAGCTGTTTCCTAAAGGCAATAATGTTAATCACTCTTATTTATCAGAGCTTGCACGTGGCTATGTTTCGTACTTGCGTGGCAATAACCCTGTTAGTTTTCCAGAAATGGTAATGCCCTTGTTAATTTACAAGCCTAACCCAACATTGAAAATCAATGGTGAACCTTACGTAAAAGATGACCGTATGTATGAGCTATTTAAGTGTGAGATGTCCGAGTTTCAGTACTCTTTCTATATAAAGCTCAAAGAAGACTATGGACTGCAACACATAAAGCTTCGAGAAGCTGCAACTATCGTGTATCCAAGCGGTGACATAGGAGACACTGGCTTTGACAAGAGCTTTAAGTCAAACAAAGGAATTTACTCCTTTATAAACGAAAACTTTCTGCTTGAACAAAACGTTGAAAAATACAGCAAAAAAATTTATGAATTACTAAAAATAGCACGCACCCAGAAAGGATTACACTACATTTATTCGTTGTTTGACAAAAGTGGTGCTCTTACCATAGCGCTTGCATTTGAAGCAAATGGATATGCTTTTTATTCTAAGGAAGGAAATTATGACCCAAGTGGACGATTTGTTGGCGGTAAAAAACTGCTTTCAAATATGAAAAATGCACGCTGTGCTATTTGTGGTAACTTACAACAAGAAGACCACATAGATCATAAATTTAAACAAGGTACCTTTATACTGTTTACCGGCTCTGAAACCGCTGGTGTTCAAGACGCATTACAAGTGTATAACTCAATTGAAAATAAAGACGGTCATTTGATAAAATTCGTCATTGGTTCTCTGGTATCCGCAGAAGGTGTTGACTACAAGCGTATCAAGCATTTGCACGTCATTAATCCATGGTACAATTTCACTCGAACCTGGCAGGCCATAGGACGTGGCTTGCGTAACTGTTCTCAAGCAGACTTTCCAGAAGGCGAACGCAATGTTGTAGTGTATTTGTATTCAAGTACATCAAGTGACAACGTTATGGAAACAATCGATGAGCAAATGTACCGTTTGTCTCTTGAAAAAGACATACGTATCAAAGACATAGAACGTACATTAAAAAGCGTTTCAATCGACTGTTTTTTGAACAAAGAAGCTAATAATTATGCTTCAGATAAAGACTATACACGTGAATGCGACTACAAAGAATGCTCCTTTGAATGCTCCTTTGAACCTGCTGATGATAAAATAACAAACAGAGAAACGTTCAATATCCAAACTAATGACCCGGAAATACGTAAGGCATCCAACTTAATATTTTTGCTGTTCAAAAAGAAAGGATTTTATAAATTGGAAGAAATAATAGACAGTTTAAAAAGCTTTGTCGACGAAGAATACCTTTTCATCGCTCTTACAAGATACATAACAAAGAAGCACATTTTAAAGGATAAATATTCTCGAGATGGATTTATGGTGTACAAAAACGGTTACTATTTCTACCAACCGAACGAGTTTGACGACATAGAAGCACCGGTAAGGTATAAACAGACACCACTAAAGCTAAAAACAAGCACTATTACCGTGGTTGCTCCTCCAAAAGTCAGTAAGACATTTTCTGTTGAAAAGGAAAAAGAAAAGGAACCTGTTATTATTGACGAAAACGCAATACGTAACATACTGTTACAACCAACACTTGAACTGATGATGTATTACTTTGATTCATACAACGAAAAGACCATATTGATGATTACAGACTTGTTACTTAAAAAAGGCTACAACGAAGAAACAAAAATATTGCAGTTATTGGAGTATTTAAACAGCATAGGCTTTGTATTAGCTGAGCCTTATGATGCTGCTAAGCACAACGAAGAGCTTTACTGGAATAACAAGTCTGTTGCTTATGTCGGACGAAAGGCTGGTTATTGGTCTGACAATAACAACATTTTCATACTTACACCAACAGGGACCATGGCACCATTGACGAGTATTGCAAAGATTTCTGAATTACTGGATTACAATGAAGTAAAAGGTAAGAAACTGTCGTCTCAATACGAAAAAGGCTGTTATTTACACGGTATCATTTCATATAAAGAACAACGTGAGTTCAAGATACTGTATAACCCAACACAGGATTCTATGAAGGCAGCAGATAAGCGTAAGAAATCAACAGGTAAGTCTGCGTTGAGTTATCCAGTTGGAGAACTTAAAAAGTTTATGCAATGCTTGGATAGCTCGATAGATGCAGGTGTAATGAACAAGAATATCCTTGTAAAAGAAATCGAACTTGAACTACGAAGAAAATCTCAAAATAATGAAGGCAACTTTATGTGGCTTATCCGAAATAAAAAATGATTACTCTTTGTAAGTAAGGTAAATGAACAAGCATATTTATATTGACACTAAAATCGACGACCTTATCGTAAGTATTCACCCAAGAGAGCTTAATTCAAAATTACCAGCTACTATACTGCATAAAGTATCACAAAAATATGGAAACAAGTGCTACAAAGATGTAGGTTATATTTTGAAAAACAGCATAAGTATCTTGAAAAATAATCTCATAAAAATATCTGGTTCGACTTCTACTGCATTGATGACGTGTAATGTAACCATTAAATGCACAGTATGTTGCCCACACAATGATGCCATTGTTAAGTGTCATATTATCGACAAAATAGAAAATGCATATCTTGCCTATTTTGGACCACTTGTCATTTTCATACGTCGGTCAAAGGAAGACGACTACGATTTACAAGTGCGTCAGATTGTAAACGTTGAAATCAAGATGGTAAGATTAAATGACAGCTCTATTAATGTATTTGCAAACTACGTTTCAAAAAGTGATGAACTCAATTATTACGAGATACCAGAAACAAGCTCTTCTATCGTAATGATTGACACAGTGAAGTACACAAACAACATTGACGAATATACCTACTTGGAAGACGCGGGCTATACCATAAGCTTGAACGAAAAGAAACAAGAAATCAAAAAGGTTGGAAACTGGCGTTTGATACGTGACCTCATTAATCCATATGAAATCATAAGCCCTTCTCCTTATTACAATGACACTATCGTTGACAAAGAAGCTTTTTACAGCTCGATAAATGTACTTGGAAAACAGGAAATAATCATAACAAGTATGATTAACCGTGCATATTTCAAAATGTGGGAAATATTACACGATAAAAAGGAAGACAAATGGGGCAACTTACTGCAAAGCTACGCTAATCAGGATATTGTTGTGCTTGGTATTGCAGAAGCACCAGGAGGATTTATGCAGGCGATTATGGATAGTCGCATCAAACAAACTAATAACGAATTCAAAGACATTTATCGAGCTATTTCATTGAAAGACGATGAAATCCAATGGAATAATGAGGTGCTTTCCAAGTACAAAGAAAAGTTTGATTTAGACTTGGTGTATGACTATGGAACAAACGATGGTGATATTCGAACCATAGAAGAACAACAGTACATAAAAGAAAATTTGTTACAAAACAAAAAAGCACACTTGATAGTAGCAGATGGAGGTATTGATGTTTCCAAGGATTATTACAGTCAAGAAGTGCAGAACCACAAGCTGTTTTACAGTGAAATAGTCATAGCTCTTTCAAACCAAGAAATAGGAGGAAACTTTGTTATGAAATGCTACGATTTATACACTGTTTTAAGCGTTCAATATTTGACAATATTAAAAAATTACTACAACAACGTGTATATCATCAAGCCCGAACTAAGTCGTCCAGCTAATTCAGAAAAGTACATTGTAGCTCTTGGTTATAACGGTAAGTTCAGCTCAAGTATGGCAACAAGAAGCAGTGATATGATATCTCGATGGGAAAACGACAAGTATATTCTCGAGCTTTTGACAAGCGTCGACAACACCATAATGGGGTCTATGAAATTCATCAATGACTATTTCTCAAACAGGCAAATGAGCTTCATTCAAGCAGGTATTTCTGCTGCAGAAGGAGACAAGTTCAAAATACCTAAGTCACAACAAGACTACAAAGCAGTCCAACTCAAAGCATCGAGTAAATGGTGTGAAGATTACGGAATTCCTACGAGAACTATTTCATTAAAAATAAATAAATACTTGTCGTCATAAAAAAAATATATTTTTCTTTGACAAAATAAATGCAGAGAAGAAGAGGACCAATAAGAAAGCGTTTAATTGGAGCTTCTTCGAAAAAGGAAGAACCATCTGTAAAAGAAGGCAATGAACTCGACAGCAGCATTATGAAGAGTTGTTTCAATTTAACGCGTGATGGAGACGAAAAAGAAATGGGAAATATGATAGATAATCTTGAACGTAAGTTGCATAAGGACGATAATCCAGAGGAAAAAGAAAAACTGGAAGCTCTTATTTCCAAGCTAAAACAATCATATATTTCAACATCTATGGAAAGGGCACAGGGCCAGCGTGAAGAGCAAGACAGCTCGTTTTTACAGTCAAAAAAGCTTAGTGAAGAGCATCTTTTGGAAATTATTTCACTTGATTTAGAGCCAGGAAAGCACATGCCCCAGGACCCATCGTTTGTGTGCTGGTACGAGTCAAAGAAATTGTGGTTACGTAAGAGCAAAGAAGCTATTGTATGTGACCAAGAAAAAAACCCTTTCAAGCTTGGAGGTAAACGTGGAAACAAGCCTATGCCGCGAAATTTAAAGAAAACGTTTGAAATGAGAATTTAATATAAATTATTTATAATTACCTTTGTCTATCCTACTTGGAATTCCTTTCCTAATATTTTTAATATGTTTTAAGTAAATAGGGTATAAAATATAACCCAAAATAGTATTCCAGTGAATAGGGTAATTAGTATTCAATTGTCAAATATAGTTTCCAGGCTTTCACAATATTCAGCGCTTATTTCACAGCCTTTAAAATTCCTGTTTGTATTTTTACACGCTATTAATGTAGTTCCAGCCCCCAGGAACGTATCAAGTACAGTGTCTCCTTCGTTTGAATGCTTTTCTATGAGGTCTTCAAACAGCTTCAAACTCTTTTGGGTTGGATGGAAACGGTTCTTTCCACCTTGCAATGGATAATGGTAAATACCGTTGTCATACTTGCTATTGAACGTTGGCTTCGAGCCTTTTATGCAGGTAATTGCTATCTCCCGCGAATTAGTAAGGTAGTTAGTCTTACTATTGAGTGGTTGAGGATTTGTTTTAATCCACTCTATCATACGTACTTGACAAAACTTATTTTTTTCTAACAGCTTTTTAAGTGTTTCGATTTTCCATAAATCGAAAAAGATTATGAGTGTTCCTCCTTTTTTTAATTTTTTATAAAATTCTTTGATGTATTCTTGGAGTTTTTCAATGGTGAACTCTTTGTCCCAGTCTCCATAGTCTGTTTTCACACAATACTTTGTACCGTATATGGTGCCGTATTTGAGAAAGTTTTCTCTTTTTGTTTCGTCTGTTATATTATGTTTTTCTTTGTATTCTTCCCATTGTTCTTGGGTCTTTGTTATACTGTTATCTCCTGATTTTACTTTGTTGTAATGCGTGTTCATACCGCTTTCTTTGGAAATAATATATGGAGGGTCAGTTAGCACCAAATCAATGCTTTCTGGGGCAATACCTTGCAAATACTCAAGACCGTCGCATTGTTCAAATGTATGTTGAACCACAACAGGTTCAACCGAGGGTTCAACCAAAGGTTCAACTTTTATGGGTTCAACGCTTGGTGGCTTACAAGGATTTTTTCTATTTGTATGACGCGTTAACCCAGCATTACTTTTAAAATCTTTTTTGCAAACATTACACAAAACCATAATAAGTATAAAATATAATCAATCATTTTTCTGGCACAAAGAAACAAGCCAGAAAAACGCATATGAAACAATCTTTGATAACAAAAAGACAGTCAAACCAAGACTATATAGCGAGCTTCGACATTGGTATAAAAAATCTTGCGTGCTGCATATTTGCTCCGTCACTTGTTCCGCTGCCTGGTCGCGAAATTGACATCGTGTACTGGAATGTACTAGACTTGATGTACGAGCCTATTTGTATAGACTGTAATAGTGCTGCTTATTATACGTACAAAGAAGAAACATTCTGCAAGTCCCATGCACGTAAACGTAAGCTTTCGCTTGTTTGTGAAATCCTAGTAAAGCCAAAAACAAAATCACTGGATATGCAAGCGTTATGCAGTCGTATGGTCACAGAGCTCGACAAGATAGAAGCACTAAAAGACGTTTCTTTGGTGCTACTCGAAAATCAACCTTCGAAGAACCCAAAAATGAAGAACCTTTCCTTTATGCTATACAGCTACTTTGTCATCAGAAATTTAAAAAAAGACGTTAAAATACTGTTTGTAAACCCACGGAACAAGTTGGAAATCTACGATGGTCCGTATGTGCCTTGCAATTTAAAAGGTCAGTACCCTCGAAATAAATTCTACGGAAAAATTTATTGTAAATATTTTGTTCGAAATATTCCAAGTGCATTGAAGTTTTTTGAAAGCTTCAAAAAGCGAGACGACCTTGCCGATTGTATGCTGCAAGGGGTTTGGTATACCAAGAAAAACAAGCTGCATAATAAGAGCTCTGGACACAAGAGAATCAATAGCGAGAACACTTGGGTAAGGTTCAAAAATGTACGAGCCTATAAGCCTCGACTGACAGGTCCCGTAAGTCTTGCAAACCTTAAATATGCAGTCTTCAAGGACAAACAATGGGCAAGCAATGCACGATACAAAAGTAGTGCAGAGTTCTTTTTTGAGAGTGTGGAATTTCTAAAGTTAAAGTTAGAAACAGTTTAAAAAATTTATTGTTGTTGAGAAGTGCTGAGCATATCCAATCCGTAGACGAAAGCGGAAGCGGTGGTAGCAGACACGAACACATCGCGGGTACCCATGAACAAGACCATGAACAAGACGAAGATGCGGAAGAACACATTGTTCATCATGTCAGCCAAGGCGGCGGGAGGGGTAGGGCGGGCCATACCAGCATACATAGCCAAAGTGAGGCTAATGAGAGCGCTAGACCAGGGGTTAGCAAGAACACCGTTCAAAGTATCTCCAATCAAATTAAGGATAGCTTCCATGATAATGTATATTATTAGCAAACAAAAAAAATTTTTATGCGAGGAGATTTTGGTATTTTTGGCGAAGTTCTTCCATGAAATTATTTTCGAACGATTCCTTGGGTTCCATAGCGTCAAGTCCTAAAGTCATAGCAGTGGAAACGATAAGGGAAAGCAAGACATTTCTTGAACCGATGAACAAGACCAGGAACCATACGAAGATTCTAAAGAAGACATTTTCCATCAAAGCAGCCAATGCAGCAGGAGGAGTGGGGCGGGCCATACCAGCGTACATCTTGAACGTAAGCGTAATAGCAGCGAAGAACCAGGGGTTGGCCAACACTTGGTTAAGCGTTGTTTCGATAAAAGAAATCAAGGTATCCATGTTATATAAAGAGCATAGATTTTTTTAATGAGACAAAGAGGCAAAAAGAGTTGTAAAAGCAATCAAAAAGATTCCGAAGACGATTGTAAAGGTCATTTACTTTGTATAACTTATTTTTGGAGGCCAATCATCATAGCTGCAAATGCTCCTATCGCTACAATAGCGTATGTAAGAGGGTCTTGGTACGTTTCTTGCTGTATTGTTGAAGCTCCTCCTGTGTGTTTTCTTTTCGTGCCTTTACATTTGTCTGTTATAGATTTATAAATCGATTGTCTCTTACTTATATCAGTTGGATACAACTCTTTTACCCACTCATGGAACTTGTCAACAGATGATGTAGGTTTGGTATCAAACTCTTTTTGATTACCATCTATGGTTACTAAGTATTTTCCATTTTCAAATTTACACGTAACCGCAGGATTAGAATTTCCAGGAGTACTAGAAGAAGGTGTTGTATTTGGTGAGACATGCGTGACATTAGTGGTATTAATACATTCATCGATGCAATCTGTTGGTGGACTGTTAACATCTCCAAGTCTTTCAGTGTATACGTTAGGAACAATATCCAACAAGAATTGGTCTACATTTTTTTGCATTATTCTATTTTGTTCTCTTACAGAATCCAATAAATAATACTGTGTATTAAGTATTATCTCCTTGTCGTCAATGTTAAATTGTGTAACTTGGTTACCATTAATATTAGCTTCTATAAAAACACGGTCTTTTATGCGTTTACGTACGTTTGTATTTGGACCATATGGAGCTAAATGTAATTCCTCTGATGATCCTTCATGGTATGTAAACGTTATTCTCGAATTTTTTGGTATTATGTTAATTACGTCGAACCCTGATTGTAAGTTGTTGTAACCATAAGCTGTAGATTGAATAAGATTATTTGTACAATCTTGAAAACCGTATCGGTTTGGATTATAAATAATATTTCCAATATCTTTTACCTGCATATCTGCAAGTAAAAGTCTCTCATTCAATATATTAAGTAACACTGGATGTGGTATTTCAATTATTGGATTTTCGACATAGGACAGCGAGTTCAAAAAATCAGGCATATTGTTAATGTACCCCTTGATAGTATCTGTTTCATAACACTGGTTATCGTAATAAAATGTGTATCGTTGTATCAGATAGTCTCTATATACGAAACGATGATACAACTGTTTTTGATAATTTTCGAACGAAGATAGCATATTTGTAAACAATCTACCAACATTAATCTTACTCTTATGAGGTACAAGAGTATTTTTTTCACTGTGAGCAACTATACCACCAATAGGGTCATAAATAAAATATTGACATTTTGCGGTACCTAATATTAATGGTTTTTTCTGTTTTTTATCTTTTTCCTGTATTACATACGTAATATGATTGTAATATCCCCCTCGTGCTTCTTTATTCAAATATTTACGCCAATCACTGCTTTGACCTTTACATTGACTTCCGTAGTTGTTTCCATTGTAAAACATCCACATTAACCGTGCGGCAGATGGTTGATCCGTTGAAATAACAAGGCGTTTAGAGTCTCCATTTGTATCAAAAGGTTCGACACCTGTTACACCTCCTGGATAAGTTGGTGCATTGACACGACCTCCATTTTTGAAAGTTCCGTCAATTTCTTGCAGCAAGTCTCCAAGAAGCTTAAAAGAAAGTTGACTGTATGCGATGATAGCTATTTGTCTTTTTTTTTGTTCTGGCGTAAGAGTATTAAAGGTAGATGTACCTATGAAATTATATAACTCTTCTACACACGCTTTTAGTCTCACTTTTGAACTTAACCCAGTATTAGTAATCCTTAATTTAGCTCCCCATTCTTCTTTTCCATGCTTCCATATAATGCACCATTTATCTTCATCTGCATCACGTATATATTGTACGCTTCTGTTTTTGTTTTTTGATTTAAAAATAATATTCATTGACATATTGTCGTTTTCAATACCTTTTTTGTCTTTAACTGCACACGAATGACCAAAACTGAAATTAGAAGTTATACCATCATCTAGAGTAGACTGTATACACATTGTGTTATCTTTTGCAAATTTTTTTGCCTTTTCGTGATTAAAACAATCTTCATTATTATATTTATCTTTAAAAGGAAACTTTTTTGCAGAATTATCAATAATAAATTTATTTTTTGAATTATTTTTAACTTCTTCGACATAATTAATTATTCTTTGTATATCTTCGTTGTTGTTTTCTTGATATCTTTTTTCTACATTACTGCACATAATTTCACGCACAGCTTTATAGATGGAAATATCTGCATTTGATTTACTTGATGCTGGTCCTTCTCCTAATATGGATTGTTGTAAAATATCATCTTGTGCACTTAGAAAATGATTATAAGTGTTTTCTGTTTGACAATCACTGCAAAACCAAGTATCAAATTCGCTAGCTACCATTCTGACAAGCTTATTTGTAAGAAGTTTCTTATCACTATTATCATTATCTCCTCCTGTCTGCACATTTAACTCCGTTAAATCCTTTATAACACTTTTTGAATTAAGCTTATAAAGAGCATTAATAAGTACGGAAAGAGATACGTTTGTCTTTTTAATAATACCTTCAATGAAATCATAAACCTTTTCAACAAACACATTATATGGAGCTATATTTTCAACAACATTTTCATATAAAAAGAGTTCTTTATTTCTATTTTTGATATCAAAAGTAACGTTGTTATCGTCATATAAATGCAAAAAGAATTTTGAAACAAGAATACTGTATTCATCATCAAAAAAAGGACGAAGAGACTGTTTAATTGCTTCCGCTTTTAACGTCGGTTCCGCGCTTATATTAGGTTCATATTTTGTATCTATCAATGGATTTGATGCTGTTATTGATGCTATTCCAGGATGAACAACTGTTCCTGCATACCCACCAGAGAGATTATCGACTGCAGTTTTTATTGGTGTCAGAAAGGTCTTATCATTTTTATCATTTCCATAGGCAGCATTTGCACGGTCAGCATTATCTCTATAATCATGCATCATATCATGTAGGTTATTTTTCTTCAAAAAACATATGTCTTGGTCTTCGCTGTCTATGATAAATGGTTTAATTAATGTTTTACATTCTACAGGTGAACTTAATGTAATAGCAATAAGAGGGTCTTTATTTTGTTGCTGTTCCTGTTCCTGTTCCTGTTCCTGTTCCTGTTCCTGTTCCTGTTCCTGTTCCTGTTCCTGTTCCTGTTCCTGTTCCTGTTCCTGTTCCTGTTCCTGTTCCTGTTCCTGTTCCTGTTCATACACCATAACCCGAACCACCGGGACAATCTGTGTTTTTATTATGCCTTGCATTTTTAGAATTTCATCTCGCTTTGCTCTCACTGAATTTTTAAATCCATCACTAATAGGAATCTTGTTAACAGCGTCGTAATTCTTATTATTATACGTAAACTTGAATAATCCTCTTTCGTTTTTAATAGTAACGGTATCACCAAGATATGTTACTGTTTCCTCCATATTATAACTTACTCGAAGAAAAAAAATAAAATATATCAATGTATTCCAGTGTCACAAAGCCTTTTAAACAAGCGCTATTTGGTCCTAAAAAGGGTCAAAACTTTATGGGCTGCCCTCGCAGACAACCAAAAACAACTTGGTGTTTCGTGCATAACCCAAGAGGAAGGCATAAAGCGGTCTATCGGAATTTATAAAAATAACACATAAGTTATTATGGAACGACCAGATTGGGATACCTATTTCAAAAACATTGTGCTGGTTACAAAAGACAGGTCTCCATGCGAGCGGCTGCATGTAGGGTGTCTGTTGGTGCACGACAACCGAATTATTGCACAGGGTTATAACGGCTTTTTACCCGGTGTTGAACATACCTCTTTAATACGTGATGGACACGAGCAAGCAACAGTACATGCAGAACAAAATGCTATTGTAGATTGTGCAAAGCGTGGTGTATCGTGCAATAACTGTACTTCATATGTAACCCATTACCCTTGTGTAATATGCATGCGGCTTATGTGTGCAGCAGGCATAAAAGATATCAAATACATTGAGGATTATCGTAATGATCCTCTTTGTGAAACATTTTCACAGCTTGCAAATGTACCATTGAAACGTTTATAATTTAAAAATTACTTTGTGAAAGTGATGTCACATGACTCATAATTCTTCTTTAATATTATTTTTTCCAAAATAGTCCGTGATATTTTTAGATTTGTTATTTTTTAATGATTTTGTGTCATCTTTTTTGGATTTGTTATTTTTTAATATTTTTATTTCTTCTTCTAATTGTTTATTTTTATCTTCTAGAAATACAAGCCTTTCTTCCATTTCTAACATTTTCTTTTGCATTTCAAATAAATTGCACGTAGTATCTTCTTGTGTTGTTTGTATTATTTCCTTGTTAATGTATGTATCTATAGACGTTTCTTCATCTTGTTCAATATATGTTTTTACCTTTAAATCATCTATAAATTCATCAAAAAAGACAACCCTTATATTAGATTGTTTAAATATTGTTATTAGCTGTTCCTTTGTTGTTACGGATGACCTAAAATCTTTAACAAGCAATACATAAGTAGGGTGTATAGAACATTGACTATTATCAAATCTTTCTTCTTTAGTAAAAATAATATACCTATTTTGCTCGCTTAATTCATTAAAAGGTTCATTCTCTTTACGAGCATAATTATTTGTTAATTCTATTTGAGATGTCATTTTTCTCAAAACAGACGGGTAATCATCACCCAAAAGTGGTTTAATTTCACAATATAATTCATGAAATTTTATACTCGCATACCATTCTGAATGTATATACTTTTCGACAAATTGCTCGTATACTTCACAATCACAGCATTCTTTGGTACAATCACATAACCACCAACGATATTCTTTCACAACTAAATCCCAATTAAACTTCCATTCAAATATAACTTTTCCTTTATCAATTTTAATATTTTTATATTTTTTGAATACTTTTTTCAATAAATTCTCAACATTTTCATTTTTTAAAAATAAATTTTGTAATTTATTGTGTTCTGGTGTTTTTGAATTTTGATTAGTTGTAGTTATGGTCTGATTAACACATATGTTATACACTATTGGAAATTTTTTGAACCATTCTTGTTGCTTACACCATTCCAAATATTTAGTGTCATTTAATAAATTTGTAATTGGTTGCCCTTTATATTTTCCAAAAGGAACTGTCGGTAAAGATTGCTCTTCCATTGTTATGTTATTGACTTTGTATTGTAATCAATTTTATAAATAAATATATTTACGTCAAACAACACGATTTTTTATTATTGGTAATGGTTCCATTAATAAATACAAATTAAAAATCTTTTTTAAATTACTTTGTGAAACTTATGTCACATGACTCGTTGTTACAGAACTTGGAATCACTTCCATCGCTGTTGCAAAAAGAGCTCCAGTCAATAGCTTTTAAATTCCTAAGACGCTCTTCGTATTGCTCCTTGCTAATGCCTTCGTATGGCATCTGAGCGTAGGCTCCTGCATCTGTATGAGGTAACATGCTAACAGATTTAATAAGATGGATGTATTGACCAAGCATTTGCTCGATTTGGTTTCCTTCTCGTTCTTTATCGAAGTACACAGTACAAGAAACCATATTATCAGAATAGTGACGCTGAAGCATTGTCAAAAGTGAAAACTGTTCCCATGCACTAACATCTGTTGCCTTGCGAGTGCATCCTTGGTCAATAGGAAACTCGAACACGTACGTATTATCACTATAAACGTCTTTTTCGTGTGGAATATTATTTTGAATAAGAACGTCAGCAATAGGAGAGTTCATGGCAACACGAATACGACGAATAGCGTATTGGAACGTTGGGAAATGCATTCCCGAAGATACACCTGTAAGCTGGCTAATGGTTCCGGAAGGTTTAATGGTAGTAACACGAATACTCTTGGGAACACCTGCTTGTTCTGCTAACTTTTTATTTTCAGCTCGCACTATTTTATAGCATTGACGAAGCTTGCGGCTTAGATAAGCAGCACCAATTTTGTCCATCCAGTCAGCAACACCAGAAAGAGAAACTCCTATGCGTCTGTTACGAGCAATAACCGCATTTGTTTCAGAACGATGGGTAGCAAGCAATGAAACCGTCGATGCGTAGAAAGTAGCGTATTTTATAGCTTGGTAAAGCACTGCGTCATTTAGTTCTCCAGCATTATTTACACACCGTGTAGGAAACACTTCTGCAAGGTTGCATAGCTCGTATGACTCCAAGGGGATTTCACTGCATGGATTGCTCAGCGTTGCCTTGTCAGGCATCTCGTCCGTGAAACGGCCAAACTTCTGGATGTTAATCAAGTTGAAAATACCAGGCTCACCATTGTCACGAATACGCTCTGCAATATCAGGAATACGAAGGAAGTCCTCGTCTTTCTCGAGCATAACAGTGTTGTTGCTCATCCATCCGATTTCCATGCGTTCAGGATAAAGGGAGTAATTTTTCAAATTCAAAAAGGTATCACTATGCACGTTTCCCAGTGCAATTTGAGCGCTTCTTCGAATGTTTCCAGCAACAACGCAAGCACCAATAGAGTTCATAACGTCAGCAACGCATCGGACTTCATCGATTTCCCCCCCTATATAACGCTTCATAACAACATGAACACGCTCGTGAAGCTTAATCAACGGGTCAGGACCGCTTGCAATGCCTCCAAAACCTTTGATAATTGCACCAGCAGGACGCACCATAGAGTAGTCAAATTCAGGCATCTTGTTACGCATAGTTTCTTTTATATAGTATTCCTCGCAAACACTGTCTTTATGGTCAACAAAAGAATGAGGAATGTAACAGCCAAGTAGATATCTCAGAGAAGATACCCATCCTTCTCGACTGTCTTGGACAACAAACTTAACACTTGAGGAAGTGTCAACAGGAACTTTGGTACATCCCTTCCATACAGTGTTGAAACCAACACCGACACCATGCATAAGCATGTCCATGGTCCAATCTGCAGCAGCAATGAAATCGGTAGTATCAACAGCACCACAGTTATTAAGAGCTGCAGAACCTACTCGGTCAACATGCTTGGTACCCATTGCCCATAGACCTCTTCCAGGAGGCAAGAATCTCATATTTGCGAGATAAAGCCCGAAGTCAAGAGCATAATTTTGCCAATAATTTTCGTCCCATTGCAAGTAGTTGTTCAACATATGGCTTTTTCGAATACTGATGACGCCTTGAACAACACGTACCACAGTGTCTCCCCAGTGCTCTTGACCACCATTTTCAAGCTGTCTGCTGTATGTACGGTAGTACGTCACTTCACCAAAACCATTGAACCCGAACTCGGGTTTAACAGCTTTGATACGTTCAATATTTTCACTGTTAAGCACAAACTTGTGTTGGACAAACATTATAAAATAATATAAAATATTATTCTGAATATTTTTAAAACAATAAATTTATTTTCTTAAACGCATACGAGGTGGCGTATCACTTCTTTTTAATAAAGAAGCATGCTCTTTACCATCGTCTTTTCGTATTACTAAAGGAGAAGGTGTTCTTTTAGTAGGTGTTGAACTTCTTTTTAAAGGAGCGGGAGAAGGAGCTCTTTTTAAAGGAGCGGGAGAAGGAGAAGGAGCTCTTCTTGTAGTAGCGGGAGAAGGAGCTCTTCTTGTAGTAGCGGGAGAAGGAGCTCTTTTTGTTCGAGAAGGGGTTGGAGAAGGAGCTCTTCTTGCAGGAGCGGGAGAAGGAGCTCTTCTTACAGGAGCAGGAGAAGGAGCTCTTCTTGCAGGAGCAGGAGAAGGAGCTCTTCTTGCAGGAGCAGGAGAAGGAGCTCTTTTTACTGGAATTGAAGATTTCATTGAAACAGGTTCAGGAGAAGGATCTTTTTTAGATGTTCTTGTTCTTGTTCTTGTTCTTCTAGCAGGAACAACGGCAGGAGCAGGAACAACGGCAGGAACAACGGCAGGAGCAGGAACAACGGCAGGAGCAGGAACAGCTGCAGGAGCAGGAACAGATGCTTGGTTAATGCGTTTGCCTGTTCTTCCTCTTACAGGCATATATAATGTTATTACAAAATACTTTTAAAATGCTTTGTAAAAATATAAATTTAACGACGACCTCGACCACGTGCTCTTGCGGGGGCAGGAGCAGGAGCAGCAGGAGCAGCTGCCTTAGCAGGAACAGGGGCAGGGGCAGGAGCAGCAGGAGCAGCTGCCTTAGCAGGAGCAGCAGGAGCAGGAGCAGCAGGAGCAGGGGCAGGGGCAGGGGCAGGAGCAGGGGCAGGGGCAGGAGCAGAAGCAGAAGCAGGAGCTCGAGAAGAACCTCTTCTTCGAGAAGGAGTCGATGTTCTCTTTGATGGTACTGGTGCAGGTGCAGGTGCAGGTACAGGTGCTTCTTTTACAAGTGTAACAGTAGTCTTAGTAGACGAAGCAATGCTATATCCTTGCGATACAAAGTGTTTACGCTTAGAATGATATTCTAGCTTAGTACCAAAGTCTGATGTGGAAAGTACGACGGTAGTAGCAGACATATATTATGGCTTATATTTTATTCGTAAATGTAAAAAAGAAATTATCAAAGAGCATTTAAATGCATTATATACCAAAAACAATACATCAGATATGGTATCAGGGCGAAGATAATGTTCCACAAGAATACCGTTATTATGCATCTACGTGGAGAAATTACAATAAAAATTATGAATATTTGCTATGGGACCAAGATGATATAAGCAAGCTCTTGTGTAGCGTGTATCCTAAATATGTAGAATTTTATGAAGCATTACCGACTATGATACAAAAAATAGATTTTGCAAAATACTGTATAATGTATGCATATGGTGGAGTATATGTAGATATGGACTGTGAGTGTTTAAAGCCTATTAACAGCTTATTTCTAAAATCTAAAAAGAAACTTTTTGTAGTATCTCTTGAAGTAGATATATTTGAACAAATTGCTTCTAATTATTACGACATTTTATACAACAATGGTTGGTTTGCATCTTCCCAGAAAAATGCTCTATGGAAACAATTAATGAAATATATTTCAAACCAATCAATGGAAAGAGAATGGTACGAAACAAATATCGGATATATTTTCAGAACAACAGGTCCTAAGGCGTTCTCAAGCGTTGTAAATAATTTCACTGAAAAAGAAGTCATAAAAAGCGGTCTTATTGACCCGATTAAATGGACAGAATACACAAGTCAATATGATATAGACTATTCAAAGTATAAAGATAGTTATTCAATCCATCATTACGGTAGTAAGAGTATAAATGGCCAGTCATGGCAATCGAATAGTGAAATAATGATTGGTATGTTACTTCATTATTTAAAAAAAACTTGGAAGCTTTCAGCCTTTGTTATGGTGTTATTAATTTTAGATCATACAAATACCGTCCTCTAATTGGTTTCCATAATACTCATGTTCAAGTGCTTTTGTTTCCCGTTCCTCGAGCACCTTTGACCAAAACTTCTCAAGCATTGGAAGCTTTCGTGCAAACCATTCTTTGTCACGCATTACTTCATTGCAGTTGACACGCAACAAGGACCAGTAAATAGTGTCTGTTATAATTTTTTGACTGTTCATAAGACGAAGATGAACGCTATCTTTCCAGTCCATTAAAAAGGAAGTGTCTTTGTGCATTTCCAATGGACTGTACTCGTATTCTTCTACTCCATTATCTGAAAGATACTCGACGATAATGCCTCTTTCGTGTTTAAAAGTACCATCTATGAACTCATCGATGGAATGTGTAATGAAATTGCATTCGAAAAAGTGTGTGATATTCAAATCAAGAACTTCCATTTGTAGTTGCATTTGTTCGTAATACAATTGACTTATATGCCCATCGACAACTCGTGAAGTAGGACATTTGATTTCAATGTTTATCAAGTCGTTGGTGACACCGTCTGTTGAAGCTCCTATGAAATTATACATAGGATGCTTGATAAGCCCGAACTCATACGTATTTCGTCCACTACGGTAATCATATACCATATTTGCAAGTGGTTCATACAATTCTCCGTATGTTGTGTAAATGTTTTTGATATTCTTTGAGTACTTTCCGTAATGGGCTTTCTCGAGTATCATTGACTTTATCGTCTTGGACTCAAGTTTGTCTGTTATTTTGGCCACAACACTTGCCGTGACGCATTCATGTCTGGCTCGTAGCCATTCTTCTGACTTCTGAGCAGTCATAGTCCGCTTGTTGAACTCGGCTATCCGAGCATCGCAGTGGTCTTGTTCCATAATGTGTTCCAATGGAACAACTGGTATTCCATTGATAAATTCCTTATTACAAAAACTACAAATCTTTTCATTGATGAGAGAATCATAAATACAGTTGTGACCATGAGTTGCAAAAGTAAACTTCTTCTTCTCAAAATTATTTTGAAGAGAAATATTTTCTTGAAATTTTTCTTTCATATTTATTTCATCAAGTGAGTGTTGTTTTAGCACTTCATTCGTCAAGTTTCGTGAATTGTCCGTAAATTTTCGTGAATTGTCCGTAATTACGTCATCTTTGTCCGTAACAACTTCCATCTTGTCCGTAATTACGTCATCGTTGTCCGTAACAACTTTGGGTTTGCTTACGTAATCAACTTTGGGTACGAGAGGATTCTCCCGTTTGATGACCATGGTGAACTTCTTCCGTAACATTGTACCTACAATTAGTTTACTTCAGTTTTTTAATAAATTATAAATGTAAGATGGACTTAAATGATGGTTATATTCTATTGAAAAAGAACTTCGTCAGTTCAGGACGCCATAGCCGTGTGTTTGTTGGGTTAAGTCCAACTAAGACAAAGACTGCAGTTAAGTTGTTCAAAGACAACAAGGTATATAACCGTGAAATTTCCATCTTAAAAGAGCTGCATAATAAGGCTAATGTTCCAACTGTTTTGTCTACTGGTAGCATTAAAGACGTTATGTATTATATAGTTATGCCATATTACACTACATCGCTTCACGATTTTATAAAAAACAACTCTAAATTAAGCCTTGAAGAAGGACTTTACTTATTTTACGAACTGGTACTATGCCTCGAAGAAATACATTCACAAGATATAATACATAGAGACATCAAACCAATGAATATTATGCTGCATAATAAGTGTATAGTAATCATCGACTTTAGTCTAGCTATACACAAAGACCATAGGTTGTCAACTAATGTAATAGGTTCACCAATTTTTATGAGCATCAATGCTCATAGAAAGGAGTTAAAAAAATATACTTATAAAGATGACCTTATGTCTTGTTATTACACCTTTTTGTACTGCATAGAAGGCTCATTGCCTTGGTCCAATATATCTGCGTTAGTACCAAAGTCAAGGCTATTTGAAGAAATACATTTTCAAAAAAGCATTTTCAAAAGTGACTACGATTATTTATGCAAAAATGACCACGCAGATATCGTGCTTGAAATAGAAAACTTTTTTGAAAAAGAAGGCATATCAATGTCTTATATAAAAGAAAAATTGTACGAAAAAATCGATGTCAAAAATAGTCATAGTATATTTTAACATATGGATATTATTGAAGGAACAACACTTTTTGAACCCGTAGTGAATAAGAGCTTAGTCATCAAAAGCAAAGAAGATGAGCTTATGGAAACTTTGCTGGCTTTCTTTAAAATAGAGAGCAACTTAGCTATTATGATACCTATTTTAAAGGGTGAAACACATATTTCGCTACGTCTCATAGACTACTTTGTCACCAACTATTCTAAGCTTTATAACACCAAGTATGAAATAAGAAAAGTCCGTAATGGGAAGGTGGTTTCCAACCTCTTTTTTGTGCATACTTACTATAAATCACAGCTTAAATCATACAGCAAAAAGCTCTTTGATCCGTTTTGCAGACGCTCACGTATATGGTTAGAATACAATAACGGACAATCAATCCATACTACCATAGGCCAGCTGAATTTTTTCAGATGGGCCATTGAAAACCTTATTATCGAGTATATCGAAAAAAATTATAATATTATTTCAAAACAAATGAATGAAAAAGAACCAAACACTGCAACAGTGTCTGCGTCCAAGATTATTTCTGGTCATAAGTGTCTTATAACGCTTAATTTTGATTAATTGTCTAGTCTTTTAGTCTTTTAATATTCTAGTCTTCTAGTCTTCTCGCATCTTTTTTTGTTCTTCAACAGCGCCTTTTAAAACACTGTTGATAATTCCTCTTTGCTGCATATATGAACTCAGAGCACGAGTATCTTTTGGAAAGCACATTCCACCGAAGCTGTACTTGCCATCTGTTCCAGGTACCTTAGTATGCATAGGGTGTATCCAGTTATTTTTCAAGCACATATCTATTATTATATCATAGCTTTGTTGATTATGGCCTACCAGTGCATGTATTTCATTGAAGAATTGCACTTTGACTGCATAAAAGCAGTTGCATGTAAGTTTCATTACTTCAGACTCGAAAGCAGTACAAATTGACATCCTAGCCGTTTTGAAAGCCATTGCATAAAAGTTTCGAATCATATTCAAGCTTTCATCGCACGTATTTTTAGTGCGTCCCAAGACAATATGATTTTGGTTTTTAAAGTCATCGAATGCAGTTGTTGCAGTTAGAAACTCTGGGTTATGTATAATGTTTAGACCGTACTTTTCAACAAGTTCATCACTTGTACCTGGTGTTACCGTGCTTTTTATGACGACAGGTCCTTTAAATGTTACAATAGCAAGTGCCTTACAACTTTCATGGATAGCCTGCGTATCATAACATTTCTTTTCTTCGTCGTACAGTGTTGGTAAGCATAGAAATATTATTTCTGCTTTTTGAATTACTTCTTCAAGTGTTCCAATATTTTTATATTTGTCATACGCATAAATATTATGACCTTTTTCTTTGAAACAGTCGACTAACGAGCCTCCAACAAAGCCACAACCAACGACACCTATATGCATATTTCTTAAAGTACGTACATAGAAAAATAAAATAAAAAAGACGCATTACTTACTTCTTGGATAAAACAGCAGCGACTGGAGTAATGCCAGTCAAAAAGGTTGGGATGACAGTGTTTTCAGCTAAGGGGTTGAACATAGGAGACTTATCAATGTTTTCAAGAGTAACACGGTTCAATTCAGGCAAGCTGATGCTCTTAGCATGAAAAGCGTTAACGTAGTCGCTAGAACCACCTCCTTGCTGGACTTGCTGGACTTGCTGGACTTGCTGGACTTTTTGTACAACAGGCATAGCTTCAAATGGGGCGTAAGAACACAACGACGACATTACTTATACTTAGAGCAAATAAAAAAATTTATTTCAATTTATTCTTGTATAATGTTAATTTCTGAGATGTATTTATAATTCTTGACGGAATAAGCTTCAATAAAGTCTTATCATACTTTTGACCTGTAAAGTCAGGCACGTTTATGCTCATATTCTTGTTCAATTTTGTAATTAGATTGTTATTGTCTACAAGCACAGTGTTTTTTTCATTTAAAAAGGTATGCTTTTTAAAGAGCTTACTAAGAGGCTTAGTATAATTTCCATCTTGGATAACACAGTTCTTCCTGCTCCAAAACTCCAATAACGACACTTCTTGTTTTGGTGTAAAAAGATGCGAAATTATCTTTTTGGCATACAGCTTTTCTGCAGCCGTCCAAATGCATACGTGGTTAAACTTTTCAAACACAGCGTTTAAAAATGACAAAGCATGTGGTCGTATGATAACGTAGTAATACAGTCCATTGATTTTAAATGTTATATCAGAAAGCTTTTTAAAGTCTTTGTCCAATTTTGTCGAAGTATGTTTGGTATGTATTAATGTTTCATCGATGTCAAGCACTATACAGCTATTAAAAGAGCTCTTCTTTTCGAGCATTATATATTAACGTAATATAATTATAAAAAATTATTCCTTGATAAAGTGATGGGAAATGTAGCGTTGCAAGTTAAAGTAAGAAAGCTTGGTATCCTTTTCACCCTTGTTGTTAACCTTGAAAGCTTCAGGAAGTCCCAACAATGTCTTTAGTTCCTTGTCGTTTTCGTATCGGATAATACGGCGGTCTTCAGGGTCTTGAAGGTTCTTTTCGACAATACGTTCGTGAATTTTCTTGACGGCATCAGTTCTAGAAAGAGAGTCAACAGAGTCAACACCAATATAAGCAGCTAATTGAGGAGTAATCTTGGTAGCGACAGCAAAGCCAGCTTGAGAAGTTCTGGTACGCTTTTCTTTCTTCTTGGCGTTCTTGTTTTCCTTGAGCTCTTTTTCGTGCATAGTCTTCATAGTTCGAACAGACTTAATAGCATCCTT